GATTTTTGTTATAAAAATAAAAAAGCTAGAGTATGGTCTCATTATTTTGATATATATATGATAGAAGGTTTATATACTAAAATAGGGCAAAAATTACCTTTTAGTTATCGCAATTGGCGAGATATAAGAACTTTGGTAGATTTATCTGGTTTAAAAACTAAAAAAGAAAAAGATGATCCTAAAACTCATAATGCTTTAGATGATTGTATTTATCAAGTAGAGTATGTAAGTAAGGCGTTAAGAAGAATAGGAGGCGAATGATGTTATTAGTGTTACTTATCGCGTTAATTTTCGGATATATGGGTTATAAGATGGACTCACTTGATAGAGCTCTTTATTCGTTTATTATGACTCTAGTCGGTCTAGTATTTTCTATAGTAGTTACAATAGCTATAAACTCATTTATGTCTGCACTAAACTTAGCAGTTTATGAAGTTAAGTCTACTCCTATACAGTCTTTGTATACAGGGGTTTCATCTAGTGGTCAATTTGTACTAGGTACCGGAGTTATTGAAGGTGAAGTTTATTACTACTGTTACAAGATCATAGGGCATAATCGATATAGATTACTTAAGTTAAGAGCGTCTGATTGTACTATAATTGAGAGTAACTCTACCCCAAGATTACAGAGGATAACTACTAAAAGTAAGGTACCCTCTCTTTACATATTTTACATAGCAGTAATAGAGACTAATTACACGTTATTTGTACCCCCGAATACTGTAGTAAGAGAATTTAAAACAAGTATAAAATAATGAAAAGAGATCGTTTAGGATTTAAACGGGCTTTTGAGTATATATTAGATTTGTTATGTTACGCTTACTATGTTAAATCGGATAATTTAGTATCAGATCAAACTTTTGACGAGTTAGAGAAGCTATATTGTAAAATTTTCGATACTGAAACTTTCCCTAATAGAGGTATGGAAAGAAAAGAAGCGTACAGTAACGGAGTAAAAGCGATTTATGATATTTTAAAACATAAATTTAACAATGATTAATATAAATACACTTTTATTTTTTATACTAATATATGCTACTGAAGGTATAATATCTTTATTCTCTCAGCCTTTATATTATTTAATGAGAGAACATTGGAAACTTACCGCTACTACTATAGGATTAATAGGGGTTATCACAAGTATTGCGTGGTATATTAAACCTCTATTTGGTATTATTATAGATTATTTTCCTATAAAAAGATATAGATGTAAAAATTATTTATTTATTAACAGCTCTTTAATGATAGTTACTTTGTTATATATACTAATATTTGGTTTAAACATTATTACTCTTATAGTTACCATAACTTTAATTAATATATGTGTCGCTTTTAATGATGTAGCTAATGATACTCAAATGGTTATACTAGAACAAAAATATAATCTCAAGGGCAAGATACAAGCAATTCAATGGACATCACTTGGATTAGTAGGACTAGGGGTATCCATACTAGGAGCATACTTATCAGATCACTTTAGTGTTCACAGTAGTTATAAGGTTGCTAGTGTAATAATCTTGGCGTTCCCTTTAGTGACTATATGGTATCTAATAAAGAGGTACTCCGAAAAGAAAGTAGTGAAACGTAAAAAACTTAGAAAATTAAAGTTAGAACTAAAGGTTTTTCAAAATAAACCTTTTATGTTAGGTTTACTATTTATAATATGCCTTCAGTTTTCCCCTTCATTTGGTACCGCGCTAATGATTAAAATGAGAGAGTCAATGCATATTGGAAAAATGTTTATAGGTTATTTAGGGGCCACAGGTACAATTTTAGGATTAGTTGGGTATATAATATATTATTGGAGAGCTCATAAATTTAAGATGAAGAATTTACTATATTTTACCATTATATTTACTACAGCAAGTAATTTATTTTATTTATATACCCCTAATAAGTGGTTTCTATTAGGATATAATATTTTATTCGGAGCATTTGGAGGCATAACATTTTTAACTATCCTTGCGTATATGGCTAGCATAGTACCTAAAACTTCGGAAGGTTTGTTTTACGCTTTAGTTACTGGTGTTAGTAATCTAGCAGGTAGACTTGGGGTTGCGTTTGGAGGAATACTATATGACAAGTTTGGTTATAATACTAATGTAATAGTTTCTAGTATATGTACCTTATTATGTTTAGTGTTTATACCTTATTTGAATTTAAAAAATGAATAGTAAAAGTAAATTATTACAATCTCTTATAAAGATACCCTCTCCATCAGGTAATGAGCTAAAGTTTGTTTCTTTTATAAGGAAATATTTATTACAGTTTGTCCCTGCTAAAAAGATGTTAATAGATACTCACTATAATCTGATAGTTAGAATAAAAGGAGTATCAGATCAAAAATCAATTATGATAGATGCTCACGCAGATACAATTGGTTTTCTTGTGAATAATGTGGATAAAGAAGGTTATATAAGTTTAATATCATTAGGGGGTCATAATAAAGCTTTATTACGAGGGCGTCATGTCATGATAATAACTGATAAGAAATATATTAATGGGGTGATAGGGTTACGTCCCCCTCACTTAATAAATGACGAAGATGAAGAAAATGGAGTACCTAACAAAATTGAAGAAGTTACTGTAGACATTGGTGTTAGAAAACGTAAGCAAGTTAGACGCTATGTAAAGGTAGGGGATTACGTAGTATTTAAACCTATATTTACAGAATTACTAGAGGACTTTTATAGTGGGTATGGATTTGATGATAAATCCGGATGTTTTATGCTAATTGAGACTATCAAAGAAATAGTTAAATCAAAAAGGAAACCTCCTTACGATTTGTATTTTACTTTTAGTACTCAAGAAGAACTAGGTTGTAAAGGTGCTAAAGAGTTAGTATGTAGATATAAACCTAATTTATATATTGGAGTAGATGTTACTTTTGCTACCGATGTAGAAGAAGTTGATGAGCGAGATGCAGGTAGATGTGAGCTCGGTAAAGGTATTGTGATATATAGAGGAGTTAATATTGATAAGACAGGAGAAAAGAAATTATTATCTATATCCCGTAGGTACAAGATAAAGGTTCAATATCAAGCGACTAATGGTATAGGATTTAATGCTGATGAAGTTGCTAGTATGGTAGGGGGACTTAAAATTTTAAATATAGCAATACCACTACGTAATATGCATTCTTCCGTAGAAGTAGTTCATATGAAAGACCTTAATTACGGTATTAAATTATTAAAACATTTTTTATTGAGCAGTAACTTAAAGAGTGTTGTTTAAGGAGGTAATATGGGTTATAAATCAAGGAGTAATTGGAGGGTTAACATCTCATTTTGTCCTTATTGTCATATGAGACAACAATATTGTACATGCCCCGAAATTACTATAAACTGCCTTTGTGGAAATGTGATTCGAGTTAAATCTCCCGCCTCTGTTACCGTAGTCTGTGCTAAGTGTCGAAGGAGGTGGGTACGTTGGTATAACGATAAAATTAAAAGCTACGAGATCTACTTAGAGGAGGATAAATGATAGGTGATCCTGTAATTATTAAAGAAATACATAAATTAAAAGCTAAGAAAGTTATAGATAAAATCAAGCCAGGATATGTAGTTACTATAAGTGGACCTTCAGGAGTTGGAAAATCCGAAGTAGGCACTTACTTATGTAACTTATTGGAAAATAAGAAGTTAACGTCATTTTTAATTTCGGTAGACGATTATTACAAGACTTCTTGGAAAGAAAGAAATATTATACGTAAAAAAAGAGGTATTGATTCTGTAGGGTTAAATGAAATCAATTGGACTCAATTACGGTATCTAGTAGAATCATTCAAAACCAAATCACCTTTAAGATTTCAACGTATTCATAGATATGCGGCTACTGTAGAATATAATCATATAGATAGTACTTATATTGATATACTTATTATTGAAGGTCTTTATGCGTGTTACCTAAAGAAATGGGATCTTACTGACTTAGATGTGTTCTTAGAAGCTACCACTAAACAGACTTACGAATTTAGAAAAGAACGAAAAAAAGAGAATCCTGATAACGAATTTAGACAGTTAGTAGTAGAAAAAGAAGCAAGAGTTGTTGGTCAGTTAAGAAAGTATGCGGATATAATTATACCGTTCGAAGTATGATTATAAATTCTATAAAAATAATATTATCTCTGTTACTTAGCGCGTTAGTAGGTATTGAACGAGAAAAACAAGATAAACCCGCGGGTTTACGTACAGTTATGCTAGTATGTTTAGGCGCTACTTTATTTGCGTTAATTGGGTTACAATTTTCTAATGTTACTAATAACCCAAGGTATGACATATTACGATTGTTATACGCTCCTATAGTCGGTATAGGTTTTTTAGGAGGCGGTGTTATAATGAAAAGAAAAAAAGACATAGAAGGTATTACTACTGCCTCTACTTTATGGGTTATGGTAGCGGTAGGTTTATTATGTGGAATAGGAGAATATTATCTCGCAGTTTTATCAACTTTATTTACATATTTAGTGTTATTATTAGGGCATTGGGAAATTAAAATAAAAAAGAAAAGAAAACTAAATTAATAAGGAGACTATATGCCTATAAATAAAAAAGAAGAAGAAAGATTATTGCATGATATAAAAAGACTTGCTATAGGAATACAACTTATAGCTGATGAAAATAATAACTCCAAACGAAAATACCTAGCTAATTTATTAGACGCTGAGTTAAAAAGACTAGTAGAAGATATCGAAGATTTTTTAGAGAACGGTCATGATAAGTAGATATTCTGAATTAGAAGCAAAATTATCTAAAAGTTTCTCTCGGATTATAGGTATTGACGAAACTAACGTATGTAGTTATTTTGGTGAAGTAGTAGTAGCTGGAGTTATATTACCTAAAGTTATATCTGTTAAAGTTAATGATTCTAAAAAATTGAGTGAAGAATCTATAAGTAGAATAGCCCAGACTATAATGAAGACTTGTGAGTATTTTATAGACTACGTTACTCCTCGTGAATGTGATAACTCTCTACTAAAATCAGAATATAATGCAATTAAGAGATTATGTAATAAAGCTAAACCTGAAGTAGTTCTTATTGACTTCCATAGCGTACCTGATAGATTTCACTACTTACAATACGGAGTTAAAGGAGGAGATACTATATGTTGGTCTATAGCTGCTGCGTCAATAGTAGCTAAATATATATGGAATCTTAAATGTAAGGAATATCACAAATTATATCCTGAATATAATTTAATACATAATAAGGGCTCGTTTGGTAATCAATTATTTAATTTAACTGTAAAGTACGGCTTAACAAAACATCATAGAGTTGAGTGGATTAAAAGTGCTTGTATTAAAAAGAAAATTGAGTTTAGTAAAATATGTAGGAGATAAAGACAAAAAGGAGGAGTAATTATGCTAACACCTTTTATAAAAGGACTTAGTATATCGTTAGGTATAGGGGTAGGATTTGTACTATCTTTTTTATTATTTGTTATAGTACTCTTTATTATTAACAAGTTTTTAAACAAATGAGACTAATCATTGATGGTAACGTTATATTAATGACTTCCATATTTGTGTGGAGGAAAAATAGAAACATACCCATATCCTATTATTTTTGTTTACAGCTTTTTAAATATCTCAAAAAACATCAACCTAAAGAAGTATATATAGTTGCTGATGGAGGTGCTTCTTGGAGAAAGTCAATATATCCAGAGTATAAAGCTAATAGAAAGCCTTTTAGAGAATCATTTCCAGATATACCTTGGGATAAAATTTTTAAGGAGTATGACAAACTACTCAGAAATATTCAATCATTTACCCCGTTTAAAGTATTTAAAATCGAACATATAGAAGGAGATGATATTATAAGTTATTTGTGTTCAACAAAAGATAGTAACCAAAAAGCGATAGTAGTAACAAAAGATAAAGATTTATTACAATTATTATATTTACCTAATGTAGAAATACATATTCCTCAGCCTAAAGGCAAAGTAAAGGTATATAATATTTTAGAAGAGGATATTGTGAATAAAAAAATTAGACTAGGTGATAAAAGTGATAATATACCTAAGGCTACTTCATTCTCGGAAGTTGTAAGAAACCAAATATTAGTAGATTTGATGTCTTTACCTTCATCTATTTTGTCGTGTATTAGTAACGCCGAAAACTCAATCCGTAAAGACCCTTCACAGTATCTCACTTTTTTGAAAGTTTATCCGTATAAATTTTTAGCAAAAGTATATAAAGATATTATAAAAAACTTATCTAAAGAGGAGGTAGAAAAAGATGAGTAAAGTAGGCACTTTAGTACAAGTAAGCGGAACTAATGTATTAATTGACGGGGTTTGGTATGATGGTTATAATGTAGCTCAATATCTTCCCAAAGAAACTAATATCTCTGTAGAGTTTAATGCTGATGAAAATAATAGACTTTTATATATTAAGAAAGCTGTGTTTACTCCAAAAAGTAAAAATAAGTATCAACCTAAAAATTTAACTACGCCAAAACAACAACCTACAACACGGGTATCCGATACTCCTACTGCTATTACTACTTCTACTAATGATAGGTCAACAAGTATAGTAAAACAAGTACTTCTAAAAATAGCAGACAATAAAACTAGTCAGTTTACTTTTCCTACTATAGACGATGCTCTAAAAGCTTTAGACGAAACTTACGCTAAGTTAAAAGCTAAATATTTAGACGAACTCAGATAAAAGGAGGTTAGTGTGAACCTAAATGAGAGTTTTGAACGACTAGTTCATAATGAATTACCTCTACGAGAGTATTTACGTTTTGAACGTCAATGTAAAAGGTTAGTGACTAAAGCTTGTAGAAGGTATAAAATTCAAGATCTTGTTCTTAATAAAACACTACTAAACGATACTATACAAGATATTTATACCAAATCCCTTTTAAAAGTTATTGATAAATTTGACGTTACTAAAAGTAAGTTTAGTACCTACTTTTATTACAAAAGTTTATCGGCCGCAAGATCCGAAGCAGGTAAGTTAAAAAGAAGACTGTTTATTAATAATACATATTCCCTAGACGAGAGGCGTACATGATTAAAAATTTAGGTACCTTAATTAACCAACTCAAACAAAAACTACCTGAGTATTTAGAATCACAAGGAATAAACACCTCCAGAAGATTGTTTGTGTGCCCTAATAAAAAGGAACATAAACATGATGATGCTAAACCTTCTGCTAATTTTTTTCCAGATAAAACATCATGGCATTGCTTCGCATGTTCATTTAAAACCAAATTAGGAGACATATTTGATGCAGTACATGTACTTGAAGGTAAAGATATCACAGGTTATAACTTTTTTGAGGTAGTTAAATATCTTTGTAAGAAATTTAACATACCTTATCAAGAAGAAAGTACTCAAGAAGATTTATTCTTTAAAGAAGTTAGAACTTATCTAGCTCAGGTAGTTGATGTAGCACATACTAACCTTTTAAAGGAGATGACTTCTAATAAACAACTCCGATTATTGTTAGATTCTAAACAATGGACTCAATCCGTAAAAACATTTAAGTTGGGTTTTTTGTCTAAGCCATTTCTTAGTAGAGCCTCTAAAGATGTACTTACGTATCTTAATATTAATATTAAAGATCCTTCTATACTAGTAGGACGTTTGATTATTCCTATTTACGATATTAATTCTAACATTGTAGGTTTAACAACTAGAGCTTTATCTCTAAATAAATCTTTAGGTATTTCGAGATATATGCACTTTATAAGTAAACCAATTAAATATTTACTATTTAATGTTAATAACATAGATCCGTCTAAAGAGGTACTTATTGTAGAAGGACCGTCATCGGCTATTACTCTTAATTCTTACAATATTAATAATGCAGTTGCTACGTTTGGTAACTTACTTTACGAAAGTCAATACAATTTACTTGTACGGAAAAAGGTTAGTAAAGTTAAGTTTTTATATGATGGAGATGCTGGAGGTTCTGAGGGACTTAGAAACTCTCTAAAACATTTATCTCGAGGTGACCTAGAAGTAACCATTGGTGAATTACCTGATTCCTTTGATCCTGGGGATTATGTTATAAAACATCGTACCTTAAATGTCAAAAGTATTCCTCTTTATAATTACTTATTAGATAACTACTCTTCCAACCAAAACGATAAATACATTGAGAAATGTTTGATGGTATATATAAACTCAGTAAAAGATATAGTCAGAAAAGAGAAACTAATAAATGAAGTATCAAAAAAGGTAAAAATTAATAAGAGTACAGTTACAGACTTAATTAATATTTATGCAAAAGATTTTGGAGTTAGTGCCGCTGAACTATTAAAAGAAAGAGAAGCTTTATTGACTTCTCTTAACGAGTTTGAAACCTGGTCTTGGAGCCGTGGTCGGCTATTAGGATTAAAAAGTTTTGATATCTTAGATAAGCGCCTTGATGGTATTCAAAATGGATTAATACTGATTGGAGGCAAACCTAATATTGGTAAGTGTCTTATCGGAGGTACTCTAATTTATACCTCTGATGGTATAGTTCCAATAGATGATTATTTTACTAACATAAAGAAAAAAGGTTTTCATCCCGTTAAAAATTTGAATGTAAATAATATTTTAACTCATTCTAATGTATCTCATCTTTATTTTGACAAATCAGACACAGTTACTATCACACTAAAGAATGGAATGGAGCTAATTGGAACCCCAGAACATCAAATAGTAGTACGTAAAGATAACCAAAATATATTTACTCCTTTAAAAAACTTAAAAAATGGTGACAAGGTATTAGTAACTTTAGGTTTAAATCATTGGGGTAATCAACTTCATATAAATTATTCACCTAAAATTGAAACTAGATATAAGTGTAAATATAAACTCAAAAAAGTACCGTCTACATGGACTTACGATTTAGCTTATCTAACAGGTTTTTATATAGGTGATGGATGTTGTACTCGTAAAGATTTTGTAATTACCGTATGTAGAAGTAATGCGAGTAATATACTGCATTTGATAAAAAAGCTATTTGGAATTACTGGTACTTATAAACGAGGTAATGTATCTGCGGGACGTAGTGTACGTAGATTTTTTAAACATTTGGGAGTTAATAAAAATAATGCATACAAAAAAACGGTACCCCTTAGTATTTTAAAAGCGCCTCTGCCTATTGTATTGGGATTTATCAATGGTCTCATAGCTTCTGATGGATATATAAATAAAAAATGTAAATATATCAGTTTTGACTTTGTATCAGAAAGTTTAAGTAAAAGACTTCAAACTTTATTTATTAATATGGGAATAAATTGTTCCCTAAGATCTCATATAGTATATGCTACTAACACTAAACTAAAAAGAAGAATTAAATCTTGGAGGTTAGTTATTTATTTTAAAGGATTTAACAAGTATGTAAAATTATTAAAAAAGTATAATTTACCTATTCCTACAAAGATTAGAAAGTCTGGAATAGTATTTAGGGCATATTCAGATTGTGAGAATATATCATTAGTAGAAGTTCCTATCACAAGTATACGTCGTAACAAAAAGATTGTAAAAGTCTATGATGTCACAGTACCTAAAACTCACTATTTTATAGCTAACAATATAATAAATCATAATTCAGCTATGACTATTAGTTTGGGTATAAAGATGTTACAACGTAATGAGAATTTGTATTTGCTATACTTTACTTTAGATGATTCGATGTACGTAACTTTAGCCCGATTTATTGCGAATCTATCAAGGTTGCCAATAAATGTAGTAAGTAATCCTAATTTTAAAATTACTAAAGCAGAATTACCAGATCATATTAAAAAAGATTATATTAATCGTAGAGAGAAAGCAATGGAGTTTTTGAGAAATAATGCCACTATCATAAATATTAAAGATAGTTCTGACGGAGCTACTATTGAAGCTATTAGAGACAAAATAAAAACAGTAAAACCACTTACACTGGGTAAACAACTTGTAATAATGATAGATAGTGTACATAATATTAAAAGCGAAAAGTTCGTGAGTGAAAAGCATCTTTATTCTTTAATATCTAATGAATTAAATGATACGGCTAATGAATATAAATGTCCAGTAATAGTTTCAGCTCATAGTACCAAAGAAGCTATTAAAAATAAAAATTTTGACGGTACTGCTTTAAAAGAAACCGTCGAGTTCTTTTATGACGCAAAATTAATTATGTTCATCGACGCGAACGATGACATATTGGAAGGTAGTCGTGATGATGTCGATGTTAGTGTTATTGTATCTAAAAATAAGTTTTCAGGTTTTAAAGGAACAATCCCTATGAAATTTTATAGGTCTCTATCACTAATAAAAGAAATTACAGAAAACAAAGAATCACAGGATTTGTTCGAATGAAGTTATTAGTTACTAGAACTCATCCCGATGCTAGGATACCTACTAAAGCGTATGAAGGAGATGCCGGTTTTGATTTGTATAGCATTCACGATAAAGAGTTACCCCCAGAATGCCAAGTAGAAATTGATTGCGGTATTAAGATTGCAATACCCCAAGGTTACTTTGGATTAATATTGACCAGAAGTAGTTATGGCAGACAACTATTACAAGTTCATCATGGAGTTATAGATGAGGGTTATAGAGGACCTATAACAGTACTGATGTATAACTTAAGTAAAAGACTAGTTCATATTAAAAAGGGTAGTAAGGTAGCACAATTAATTATACTACCCGTAAAACATTTTGAATGGGAGGAGACAAGTGAGTTACCTAGTTCTCAAAGAGGATCTAAAGGCTTTGGTAGCAGTGGAAAATAAGCCACTAGTTATTTTTTACGATCCTCAGTTAGACGAATGTTTTTTAATGAGAGATAATAATTATGTTTATTATGTAGCGCGCGAACTTATGCTTCCGTTGTTTAATATAAAAGGAGAGAAAATATATTCGCCTATACGTAAACCTCCCAAAATGCCCCATTACTTTAATGCGTCTTTGATGATACTTATTGGACAAAACTACTGCAGAATAATACGTAAAATACGAATAGAAAAAGAAGGTATATACATAATAAGTGAGTACAATAATTTTAATAATGTAGATAAGCTCGTATCCAATAACCTCCTTAAAAGTTTGTTATGAAATTTGAATGTAATAAATGTGCCCTACATCAACATAGTAATTTTTCTTTAAGCGGAGAAGGACCTATCCCTTCGGATATTATGATAATAGGGATGTGCCCCGGTCCTAGTGAAATGAAAGAAGGTAAATTATTTGTAGGTCCAGCGGGAATTATCCTAAATGATATTTTAAAAGAAGTAGGACTAGAACGTTCTAAAGTATACATCACTAATATAGTGAAGTGTTTTGTAGCTCCTGGAAAAACAATATCAAAAACACTTATAAGAATTTGTAGAGATGAATATCTATATGAAGAGATACAGGAAGTTAAACCTAAAGTAATCATTACCTTAGGAGCTTATGCTTATCGAGTTGTGGGTAATCGTTATATACCTAATAGTTACTTTTATAGTGATCCACTTAAATGTTATATAGTATCTACTCATCATCCTGCTAAATTACTGTATACTAACGATGATAAAATTAGAAAAGAAATAAAGGATTCTTTTATTCAAGCCATTAATTTATTGCATACAAAAAAAAGTAATGTTGAAATAGAAGAGCCTATAGTAATAGATATAGATACTCCTCATTTTAAAAGTTACCTGAATATGCTTCGCGATCCAATAGCATTAGATACGGAAACAACCGATTTAAATTTTCTCGAAGATGACTTAATCTCAATCGGACTTAGTGATGGCATTACTAATATAGGTATTAATGTATATGGTAAAGAAAGTTACCCTAACTTTACTATACTGAAAGAATTTTTAAAAACTAAAAGGGTAGTGACTCATCACGGTAAGTTTGACTATAAGTTCCTAAAAAAAGTAGGTATAGAACTTAATATTATATTTGATACCATGTTAGCTCATTTTTTAATCGATCGTACTTCTCCTCATGGCCTCGAAGAATTATCGTTGCATTATTTGCATACAAAACTAACTAAGGGTACTATAGACTTTGAAAAAGGAGATATTGATACTTCTTATCGTGCTAAATATTGCGCTAATGACGCGTGGATGACTTATAAACTATATGAAATCTTTAAAGGATATATAGATAAACAATTTCCGTTAGTTTATTATAAAATTATGATTCCTACTTTAATTTGGTTAGCAGAAGCTGAGTATCGAGGTGTTAGAGTAGATAGAGAGTATATAGAATCATATATGAATTCATTAAAATATCGACTTAAGTCACTAGAACAATCAATTCAAGATGACCCTGTAGTAAAACAATTTTGTAGTATATACCAACTAAATTCACTAAATATTAAATCCCCCAAACAATTACATGACTTACTGTACAGTCATTTAAAGTTAGAAAGTAAAGATAAAAACACGTCAGAATCAACTCTTGAATATTTATTAAGTAAACATCCTAAATATAAATTTTTACAGTACATTGTAGAGTATAGACACGTTTATAAAAGTTATAGAACTTACCTTAAAAATTTATTGAAATTTAGTGAGATAGACGGTAGAATTCATTGTGTATATAATCAATCTAGAGTTCCCAGCGGTCGATTATCGTCACAAGAACCGAACCTTCAGAACATCCCAAAAAGTGGAGAATTAGCCACTATGGTCAGAAAAGCTTTTATAGCCACTGATGGATATGTATTACTAGAAGCAGATTTTAGACAAATTGAGTTTAGAGCTCTTGCACGTTACTCTAAAGATTCTCAAATGATATCCTTAATAAATGAAGGTAGAGATATCCATAGACTAATAGCGTCATTAGCGTATATGAAGAAAGAAAGTGAGATTACCCCCGAAGAAAGACTAGTAGCTAAAACTATAGTATTCGGACTAATGTACGGAAGAGGAGCACGTTCAATATCTGAGCAATTAGGGATACCTTTAGAAGAAGCCATTAATATTAGAAACACATTTTTTAACACATTTAAAGAAGCTACACGATGGATTAGAGATGTACAACAGTTTGCTAAAAAATATGGATACGTCAAAACTTTGACAGGTCGTAAGATAGATATACCTCAAATATTTTCTAAAAATAAAGAAGAGGCTGCCTACGGAACACGCGCAGCTGTTAATTATCCTATACAAGGGTTAGCAGCAGATCTAACTAATCTTGCAGGCGCTCTTTTATACAAAGAAATTAAAAATAAGAACCTAGACGCATACATAATTATGAACATTCATGACGCGTTAGTTGTAGAATGTAAGGAGGATATTAAAGAAGATATGAAAATGCTGATGCATGACGTTATGGAGAGTCAAGTAAAAAATGTAATTAAATTTCCTGTTAAACTTGAAGTGGAGATAAAAGAAGGAAAAAATCTAGCTTTTGAAAAATGACAATGTCAGTTCCTACATATTATAAAGAGATGGAAGTAGAGTGGTATTACCAGTCAAGATATAAGCATACCCCGGAATTTGCTAAAATTATCAAAAAACATGTACATCCTGATCATAAACCAGGGAAGACTCCCATTTATTATGAAGTACTATTCTCAAAAGGTAGTAAAAAGCCTAAGATCGTAAGCAGTCTTGATACTTGGTTTTTTGTATCTTTTAAACGAATTGGACTATTAAAGTTTTTGTTATTAGCCAGTAAAGAAGAACGTAGGAGGTTATATAATGGTAGTAAAGATACAGTTTAACAAATATTGTAGAGCTGCTATACTGAAAAATGTGAAACAAAGTAAAAATGGCGAATTTCTTATATGGGAATTTGAGTCTAAACAAGGTAAAGTAGTAGGATTTACTCCTAGTCAAGTATTTTACGGAAATAAAACATATATGTGGTATTCTCTATTAGTGGGATATTATTTACCTTATTCTTATACAATGAATTTTGAAAATATCATTAACAAAGAGTGTTATGTCACTATAAATAGTAAAGGTCAAGTAGTGAATATTATCCCTAAACAAGAACCTAACTCAGGAGGTAATTCACATGAATCCTCTGAAAATTTATTTGAATAAAAAATTATTTCCTGGTACTTATATAGGTTTAGATCTAGCTAGTAAAACGGGATGGGCTATATTACGTGTGGGAGATAGTGTAGATCTGATTGATTATGGATCTATATCATTACCTTCAAAAATGGTAACCCTTGACAAATTGGGTTATACTACTAATATTTTAAAGGATATATTATCTAAATATATTAAAGGAGTAGTTAATGTTTATATTACTATTGAAAATTGTTATTTAGGTAAATGGTATAGTAGAGGGAAACATAAATGGAACCCATTAACTTTTAAGTTTCTAGCTTGGTTAGAAGGGTATACAATGTGTATGATTAAGTATACTTATACTAATCCTTCTCCTAAAATAATAATTTTGTACCCTTCACAATCTCGTAAACTTGTAGGAGTAAAAGGGACTGCGTCTAAAAAAGAAATAGTTAATATAGTAAATACTAAGTTGTTAAAGAAAAATTTGTTTAAACAAATTCATAATAATATATGTGACGCTATAATATTAGCATTAGCTGGAGGTGTATATGAAACAGAATCTAAATAAGATCATAGCGGCTATTAACAAAAAATACGGGGAAGGTACAATCGTATTAGGAAAAGTAGCAAGTTTACTTAATACTCAACGTATAAGAACAGGAATAGTTGCGCTAGACTTAATATTAGGAGGAGGTTTGCCTACAAGCTCTATTTTAGAATTCTTTGGAAGAGAATCAGGAGGTAAAACTTCAACCGCATTAAAGATTATAGCTAATTTTCAGAAGTTGGGTAAGACTTGCGCTTTTATTGATATGGAACACTCATTTAATGCCGAGTGGGCTACTACTTTAGGAGTAAACGTAGATAATCTGTTAATATCTCAACCTGAGTCACTTGAAGAGTCTATAGATGTTATAGATGCTTTAACTAGAAGTAAGGACGTAGATTTAATAGTTTACGACTCAATTGCTGCTGCGGTACCTATAGAAGAAGTAGAAAAATCTGCAGAAGACCAACAAATGGCATTGCAGGCTAGGTTATTTTCGAAGATGTGTCGTAAGTTAAACTCTGCGTTACAAACTACAAACTTAGAAAATAAGGAGTCGTATAATAACACGATCATAATTTTAATTAATCAAGTCAGAGAAAAAGTGGGTCAGTTATACGCGCGGGGTTACGAAACTCCCGGGGGACATAATATAAAACACACCGCAAAAATCAGAATTGAATTTAAGAAAAAAGATTATCTATATGATAAACAAAATAAAGAAGATCCTATAGGAGTAGACATCATATTTCGAACTGTTAAAAACAAAACGTGGGTACCCTACAAAACAGGAACATTTAAACTTTATTTTGACGGATCAGTAGATAACACAGAAACTATAATATTTGAAGCAAAAAAGTTAGGTTTAATTAAGCAATCAGGTCCTATGTACGAATACGAAGATATAAAAGAAAAAGGAATGGAGTCCTTTATCGGGGTATTAAAAGAGAAAAATCTGATAGATGTTATTACTGATAAAGTATATAATTTAATAAAAGGAGGATAAAATGGATTTTGATTTGGAGCAATATTCTAAACAAATAATAAATCAATATTCAGGACTATTTGATACTATTAAATCAATATGCAATGATCTTATTAATAATCCAAACTCTACGGATATAAATAAATATTATCGTTATCAAGATCAATTAACAGGCATCTATGGATCACTTAACGTGGCATATAAACAACTAAGCGCTCTTAAAAAAAATAAAGAAGCAGAATACTATAATTTGCTTAAACTTCAAGCAGACGCTAATAATGAAAAGTTTGTGTCTGCGGTAGCTGAAAAAGAAGCTAGTAAATATGTAGCCCCCCTTAGGACTGCAAGGGATATCTTAGAAGGATATGTAGAAGTTGTAGTTAAAACTATAGATACTTGCAGGAGTCATATTTATGAATATAAAAAGGACCAGAAGTATGATGTATGACATAGAGATATCTAAAAATCTTAAGAAAGTCAAATATGGAGGGTATGTATATAAAGTAAAAAAAGTAATTAAGAATTCTAAATACCCACGCCATCGTTGTGTTGATAACTTATACTACACAATAGACTATGACTGGTTTTTTAAATTAGGCAAACGTACTTATATAGTAAGTTTTTGTAATAAATGTAAAACTTTATTTATGAGGAGTGCTCGTGCCCACTAAACGTTATCTTTATTACACATGGGGTGATTTTGAGGAAGATATATTGAAAATACTTCGCTTACTTAGAGATAATATATATCATACTATAGCTCCTGTAGCTTTTGGAGGTCTTACTCTAGGAACAAAGCTAAAAAATATATATGATGTTAAAACTCGTATTATTTTTGCTAGTAGTTATAATTCCACAAAAAAAGGGGAGTTAAAAGTTAAGGTAGGAGATTTGACAAAAATGATATCTCCTGTTTTAGTAGTAGATGATATTGCTGATACAGGAACTACTTTAGATACTATAGCGTCTTACTTACAAAATAATAATATTGAATTCGACACATTAACTTTATTTTATAAAAAGAGATCAATACATAAGCCTTCATTTTATTTACACAAAGTAGAAGATGATAGATGGATAATATTTCCGTGGGAGTAACATGATAATAAGAATCCTCGACATTTTATCCGCAATACTTACAGTAGTAAGCTTAAATTTAACGGTGAAATGTAATAGGGCGTGGCTACTTTACTCTTTTTCTTGTATATTATTTACAACAGTATGTATCAGTAAACATCTTATAGGACTTTCATGTATGGGTGTAATATTATTAATCACGGGTATTAAAAATTATATTATAGGAAAGGAGAAATAATGGAAGATCATTTACCTGATATACAACGCACTAAAGTATCTTCTATTCGTTTAAGTAGAGTTGGTGTATCTGGTGTAGATTTTCCTATCTATATAAAAACTAAAGAAGGGAAGAAAGTATTATGTTATGCTAAAGTAAATCTGTTCGTATCACTTAAACATAATATTAAAGGAATTAATATGTCACGAACTGTTAGGACTTTAATGAAGTATCGTTACACCAGTTTTAGTAGGTGGGTCTTATGGAAATTTTTATATGACCTTAAGAACAGAAGTGATACTGAAGACGCTTATGCTGAAATTAACTTTAAATACTTTATCGACAGAGTAGCTCCGGTATCTAAGGAAAAATCAGTTATGTCTTATGATTGCTCTTTTATAGGTCATATTAACAAACATAATGAGTATACTTTTAATTTACGTGTATCAGCTATTGGAACTAGCTTATGCCCCTGTTCTAAATCAATGTCACTTGTGGATAGTAAAAAGAATATAGGTAAAGGTGCACATAATCAACGTAGTATAGTTACAGTAACCGTAGAAACTAAAAGAAAACGTACGATGTGGATAGAAGATCTTGTCGGCGTTATTGAAGATTGTTTTTCTTGTAGAGTATACCCAGTACTCAAAAGACCCGACGAAAAATATGTTACTGAAAAGGCTTATGAGAATCCGAAATTTGTAGAAGATATTGCAAGGGATATTGCTACTACACTTCAAAGTAGTGGTATAGTAAAAAGATATAAAGTTAAAGTGGTTAATAAAGAGAGTATTCATACTCATGATGCGGTAGCTTATATCTACAGAAAACTAAAAGGTAAAAAATGGATTGAAGCAAGTAGGGGGTTAAAATGAAGAAGATTTATTGTAAAAATTGTGAATGGTTTAGGAATGTATATGGTGAAGGTTATGCCTGTTATGGATTGTCTACTTTAAATCCTTTGTTTTGTAATATTACTATAAATCATAAAGGTAATAAAGTTAGGAAAGGTCGTAATAAGGTGTTACACGAAACCTTAGTGTCTAGATATAAAGTTAATTTTAATACCCTTGGAGGTGATTATAGCTGTAAACTAAATTACAATTTTGAGTGTCCATTATATAAACGCAAGTGGTGGAAATTTTGGGTGTATCCTAAAAAGGGACCAGTTCATATATTAGTAGAGCTACTTAAAGAAAGAGAGAAGAAGTGATGAGAGTTTTTAAAGAACCAAATCTGTCTGATAAGTGGAAATGTCCGATTTGTAAAACTAACAAAAAAGAAGAAGTAGTACTCATCCCTATAGTAGGTACAAAGGAAGGTAATACTGTACAGGCAGAACAATTTCATTTAAGTTGTATAAATTTAATGTGGGATAAGTCATTTAATATTTTATATCAAAAAATAGGGAGAAGTAAATGAAATCTATAATTATAATATCTGGAGGTATGGATTCAACTACTTTGCTATATTATCTAGTTAAGTCTCTTAAGGCAGAGGTAAAAGCTTTAAGTTTTAATTACGGGCAACGTCATAAAAAAGAACTTGAGTACGCTAAAAAAGTATGTAATAAACTAGGAGTACCCCACAAGATAATTAATTTATCAAATATTCAAGAGTTAATATCTAACTCAGCTTTAACTGGAGACATAGAAGTTCCTAACGGACATTATGAAGACAAATCAATGAAGTTAACAGTAGTACCTAATCGAAATATGATAATGTTATCTATTGCTATAGGATATGCTGAGAACTTAAAGTATGATTGTGTAGCTATTGCAAATCATGCTGGAGATCATGCTATTTATCCGGACTGTAGAGAAGAATTTATAAGTTCACTTAATACTTCGTCTATCTTAGGTACTTACAATAAAATAAAAATATTTGCACCCTTTACTCGACTTACAAAAGGTCAAATAGCGTTTATTGGTTCGAAACTAGGGATTGACTATGATAAAGAAACGTGGTCTTGTTATAGAGGTGGAGAAACTCATTGTGGTAAATGTGGTACGTGTATAGAACGATTTGAATCTTTAGAAATTGCTAAAACTATTAAAAAATTACCTAAAGACTTAGGAATCATTTTATGAAAAAGAAAAAAAAGTCTACTAAGAAAGAATTAAAAATTGATATTGATCAAATACTTCTCCAAAAGAGAGAAATATTTTTATTTGGAGTTATAACTACAGATTTAGCGAATAATATTATAAAAAAATTACTTGCACTAGATCATATTTCGAAAAAACCTATTATATTGTGGATTAATTCTCCTGGAGGCAGTGTTCGACAAGGTTTTGCTATAATAGATATTATTAATAATATAAAAGTACCAGTTATTACTATTATTAGCGGTCAAGCGTGTTCAATGGCAGCACTCATATCTTTAGCTGGAAAAAAACGAGTTATAACAAGGCACTCAGTATGGATGATCCATGATATGTCTGGGGGAATTAGTGGAGATTATACTACTAAGGTATTACATAGAACTCATTATCTTAAACAAGAACAAGATCGTTTATTTAAATTTATCAAAAATAGAACTAAGCTTACTCCGTCTGATATGACAAAAGCTAAAAATGGTGAGTTGTGGTTAAATGCAGTAGAGTGTCTTAATAAAGGTGTAGTAACTGATATTTTAACTAAATAGAAAGGAGTTCTCATGCTATTTAGTTTTGAAGTGCCTATATCATACATGAAAAAATTTGATAAGGTAAACGATTACCATTTTATACTAGCACATATGTTACAACGAGACAAAGATTACGCAAAGTTTTATAAATATTCTTCTAAATATAAAATTTTAGATAATGGATGTGCTGAGCTAGGTGAGTCTATTGATTTTGACATTTTGTTTAAGTTAGCTATAGATTTTAAAGTAAATGTACTAGTATTACCTGATGTATGGATGGATAAAAAATCAACATTAAGACGCTCTCTAAATTTTTTACAAATACTTAAAGCTAATAAAAATAATAAAAAACTGAAAAACATGAAGTTTATGTTTGTAGTACAAGGTAAAACAGTAAGAGAATTACAAGACTGTATAAACACCTTTATTATCAATAAATTTAGGTGGGTTAATCAGTTTAACATTATATATGGATTACCCTATCTAACATGCGCTAAGATTTGTGGTATTATATCACCGAATAATAGAGACGACGATGTAACTTTTGCACGTATATATTTGTTTCAAAAGTTAAAGTTATATACTTTTACTAGTGATTGCCATTTATTAGGCGCGGGTTTTAACTTTACCCAAGAATTATCTTTTATGAGACATTTTAAACAAATAAAAACAGTAGACACTTCTACGCCTTTTGTATTAGCACTTGATAATATTAAGTTAGATAAATACGGTTTGTTTGACCGTGTGATAAATAAATCAGGTACTCTTAACTTTTATGAGCCTTTTAACAAGAAAGTGTTACAGATAGCTATACATAATGCAAATATAATTAAAAGGAGTGGTAAATTATGAAAAGAAAAACTTTAAAACAGGTACTTAAAGATATTAGAAGCAGTCTTAAACATTTCTGGTTTTGGAAGGTAACTTATCCTATTAAAGAAGTTAGGTATTTTATTCAAAGAGGTAAACGCGGGTGGTCAGACGGCGACTGGTATAATTTATCTTATTATTTATGTGGCATCATAGTACCCTGTATAAAAAAACTCAAAGAAAAAGGTAGTAGTTATCCTACTTCTCTTGATAGTCAAAAGTCTCCTGTGAAAAAATGGCAAAGTATACTAGACAATATAATATATACTTTTGAGACATTTAGAAAAGTTATAGATATCAAGGTAGAATACATACCTCTACAAGAGTATACTCCAAAATTACGTAAAAAGCTAGTAGCTCGTTATAAAAAATACGGAATTAAAGTGTTAACTAAAAAAGAAATAGAAAAAGTAGAAAAAGGTTTTGATTTATTCAAAGAGTATTTTTTAAATTTATGGGATTAAAAAGGAGGAGGTGTAAATATGCGTAGACGCGGGGTTATATTTAAAGACTTTAAGAGCGTAGACACTACAGGTTCAACTACAACTGATATAATTAAAGCTCTTGACGTAATTAACTCTAATCTAAAGTTAGTACTCGAGATACTTGCAGATCTTAGAGTAAATACTTCAGAGGATCCTAAAAAACAAGAAAAAGAAGATAAAAAATAGGAGGTGTTATAATGAATGAAGATATTAGAGAAATTAAAGCAAGATTATTTGATCTAATTAGAGCTCAGGAAGCTCTTAAAGCGCGTTTTGAACAGATCGATAAAGAAAGAATTAAATTATTATCACAACTAAAAGAATTAGAAGACGCTGGAAGAAAAACAGATGAATCAGATTCCTAAATATTTACAAAAATCTACTTCCCGTAAGCGAGGTAGAAAAGGAGAAAAAGTAGTCTCTGACACCATTAATAGTGGGGCTCTGTGGTTTGACAAGTCAGATAAAAAGTCAAAAAACTATTTAATAGAAGTTAAAACTACGGACAAATCGAGTTACAGAATAACCTCAAAACTAATAGCAAAGTTAGTTGATGAGGCATATACTGTCAAAAAAGAGCCCCGACTAGTTATTTTATTACCTCAATATATATTAACAGTATCAATAAAAATTAGATAAAAATATGTTATCCGAAGTATTAATAAGAAAAGCAATGATAGATTATCTGACATCGAAATATAAGGATATTAAAATATTAAGGGTCACAGATGATCAAGTTAGAATACCTATTTCAGAACCAATTGCCTGGGAAGTTAATAACCCTAGTATTTTAAATACTAACACAGCGACGTTTAAAGATGTCACTTTTACGATACCTTATACTACTAGTATTTTATGTACTACACCGTTGCTTAGTACTGAGGGTATACACATATACAATAAATTAGGAAAAGAGTTAGCTCAAGCCACTCCTCTAATTGTATCTACTAGTATTACAAAGCCTCACTTGCTCATATCACAACCTATAACACTTATCGAAAATGAATTAGTGCTAGCTATTAAAGTAACTATAAGAGCGTTACTAGTATTACCAGAAACTTATTGTGAAGGATGCCCTATGCGAATTAAGTGTATGTTACAACCTAATAGATATATATCTGTAAAGGGGTGTAGAAGTAAGTGTACGCATTAGTTACGGGAGATTTTCATATTACACGTTCAAGATTAAAAGAATTATCTAATATACTAGACCAAATTCAAGTACTCAGCCGGTCTTATCCCTTACTATTTATTTTAGGTGATGTATTTGATACTTCTACTCCAACTGCTGAAGAGATTGATGTATTTATAAAGTTTCTAAAAGGTATTCCCTTAACTACTTCTATATATTTAATCTCAGGTAATCATGATAAAGGTAAGATTAATTCTCTAATATGGTCAAAACGAATACATCCTAACTTGATATTTTCACCTGATGAACTAAGTATAGTTGTAAAAGGTAAACAAATAGTATTAAAACATTCTAACGTTAGTGAAAGTAAAATAGGACCTAATGAAGTATCTTTGGGTAATTTTAGTTATAAGTCAATTCAAGCGGATATTTTATTGTTAGGACATATACATAAACCTCAAGTAATCTCAGAAAAACCTCTAGTGTTACATCCAGGCTCTCCTTACTATATAAACTTCGGGGAGAGAAATGATAACTCTAAAGGAGTATTTAAAATTAATATTGAAGATTTAACTTATAAGTTTATACCTTTGAAGGTAATACCTATGAGTCAATATGAATTTAAAAATGCAAAAGAAGCAGAAACTACATTACAAAACCTTAATTTTAATCATAAGGTTAAAGTCATATTTAGTCTAGATTCATATACTGCAAATACATTGGTTGGAATTAAAGATATAATATCCAAATACCGGCAAAGATTTGTAGAATTTAAATATGATATAAAGACATCCCCATCAAAAGTAAAAGGCATTAACAAAACAAAACAAATAAACCTTAAAACTTTATTTAATCAATTCTGTACCGAAAAAAAAGTAGACAAAACAATACGAAGTCAACTACAAAAAATATTAGAAATATGATACTTAAAAAACTTACCTTAAAAAATTTTATGTGCTACGAGAGCGCTTCTATAGATTTTCCCCAAGAAAAAATAGTTAACATTTATGGTTTTGATGAGGACAGAAATACTTCTAATGGAGTAGGTAAATCCGCGATTAAAGAAGCAATTTTATTTGCTTTATTTGGTAAAACGAAAGTAAGCCTCAATGAGTTAGTACGAAAAGGCGCTTCAAGTTGTGAAGTATTATTAATTTGTGAGGTACAAAATAAAGTAATAGAAATAATACGTAAATATAAGAGAGTATCTACTTTATCTATTAAAGTTAATGGTAAAGAAGTAGATTTAAATAAAATTAAACTTAAAAAGAACTACATTATTGAGTTATTAGGAATGGATTACGATACTTGCATCAACTTCTCTATATTTGATGCTATTCGATTTGAAGATTTAACTAGCTTAAGTACTACAGAAATAAAGCGGCTTTTACAATTACTATTTAACTATGAAAAATTTAACAAATCCTATGTAAATTTAAAAGATCAACTCAAGACTAACGATAACTTGTTACTAATGCTGAAAAATCAAAAAACACATTATTTTTCTACAAAACGTTTAAATACGGTTCAACAGTATATTAGAAAAAATCAAAATATAATTAGGTTCTTGGATAATAAGCTTAAAAAAGCTACTTCTCTAACATTAAAGATCACAAGTTGTATATCAAAATATAATACTTTAGTAGATAAGAACAAACGCTTTATTAATTGGATAGTTACTAAAGAAAATTGCCCTACTTGTACTAAACCTTTAGATAACAAAATACAAATATTAAATAAATATCAAGGAGAGATAAATAAATACCAGCAAATTATACAAAAGTTTCAAAAACGACTTCAAACCATAGAAAATTATACTAGATCATTACAAAATAACATAAATAACGTAAATGATAAGTTATTTAGAGCGAGCAATATATTAAATAGACTATTGTTAACTCAAAAGCAGACCCAAGATATAAAACAGGTTCACTTAAAAAGTGAAAATTTAAAGTTGATGTTAGAAACAATGCGTGAGTTTGAGTCATATGTTATGAATTACTACGTACAATACCTTGAAACCCTAATTAATCAATATCTTACTCAATTAACAGATATAACGTGTACTTTGTCTTTTATCAATCAAGGTAATATTGTAACACGTAATTTTAATAAAGTTATATTAAAGCTTTATAGAAACGACAAAGAATTTCAGTATATGTCTCTAAGTTCAGGAGAGCGAATGTTAGTTGCATACGCTTTTAAATTAGCCATTAATACACTAAATTTTAAAGACACTTTCTTATTTATAGATGAAGGTTTTAATAGATTAGACAAAAACAATAGATATAAGCTATTAGATATGTTACGAGAGTCCCCTTTTAGACAAATATTTTTAATTAGCCACGACGATGTATTTGAGGATTTATCCAAAATTTACATTACAAAAAAAAGTGACGTAAGTACAGTAGTATGTATATAATATTTATAAGGGGGAGGGATGAAATATAATTTTGACGAAGATACCTTTATAAGGTTGTATAACGAAGGTAAGTCCCCTGATGAGTTAAGTCTTCTGTTTAGAGTTTCACGAAGAACGATTGAAAGATGGGAACACCACTTAAGATTACAAGGTAAGATAGGATATAGAAGAGAACTAGCCACAAAAACAAATAGACATTCATACAAAGAAGTAGTTCAAGAAGTTAAGCAATACTTGCAATATTCTAAACAATTTTGGGAAAAGTATAATGACATCTATAAAAAGGTTACATTAAAATCAGTATGGAAACGAGAAAAACAAGTAGAAGATCAGGTATTGCTATTATCGGATTTACACACTGGTATGATTAATAGAGCCCCTATAACGGGAGAGATTACATATAATCAAGAAATTGAAGAAAAAGAACTTCGAACATTATTACAAGGTATCTATAGGTTCGCTAACCTATACAAACCCTCTTATAATATTGAGACATTTTATATCTTTAGTTTAGGAGATTTAATTACTAACGATAGAATTTATGAAGGTCAAAAAACTGAAATAACTTTTGGTGTAGGTAAACAAATTGAGTTAACTTTTGCATATATAAGTGACTTTATACGAAAACTGCTAGAAATATACCCTAGAGTCGTTTATATCAATGAATATGGTAATCACGGAAGAAGTAGCTCTCAAATTATTGTAGAAGATTGCACTAATAATTTTGAGTACCTATTAGGACTCCTAATAAAGGAAAGGTTTGAACAAAACCCTCGGGTTGAAGTTATTCTTCCTGATGATTATATGTACACTTATAAGATTAGGAATCATAAGTATTTATTAACTCATGGTAATTATATTAGAGGAGCTACCTTGAATACTATAGAAAAAGCTGTTAAAGAAATGGCCCTGTTAGTAGAAAATGAATATTATGATGTAATTACTATAGGTCACTTTCATAGTAATTATGAATTACCCATTTCACCGACAACTACACTATTAGTAAATGGCTGCTTTATTTACAAGGATAAATACGCATACGAAAAATTAAGAAAACATTCACAAGCTAAACAATATTTATTTAACGTTTCTAAGAAGTCACCGATTCATAATGTTCAAAAAATTGATTTAAGATGGGAGGTAAAATGAATATAGCGTCTTGTATTGAGTATACAAATTTAAACCCGAGACTAACCAGTAAAGAGATAAAACATGTTGTAGATTTAGCGGCTAGTAGAAAATATAGGTCAGTAGTACTCACCTATAACAATGTCAGTGTTGCTAAAAATTTAATATCAAAGAACAAATATGATTTAAAAGTAGTTACCGTTTATGGTTTTCCGTTTGATCAATACAGTCCTTCAATATTAACCGATTATAAAGATTTTTATGATGAGTTAGATGTAGTATTACCTATACAAGAATACTATTTTAATTATCCTCCTTATTTAGATATTATAGCTAACTTTCTTAAAGTTGTAAAAGAAAAATTATCAACCGGTATAGTTTCTATAAATAACAAGCAGATTTCTAAAACTATAAAATTAATTATAGAAACACCTCTTATGAGAGCTAAGGATACACAAATAAAAGAACTGTGTAAACTTGCTAAAGATGTTGGAATAGATGTTATTAAGACGTGTACAGGACTCAGACGATATAAATCAATTGATAGTTTAGTTAATGATGTACATATTATTAGAAAATACTGGAAGGGGTCTATCAAAGCAAGTGGAGGTATTAGAACAATACAAGATTGTCAAAAACTAATTAAAGTAGGCGCTACTTTGATAGGTACAAGTTCGGATATACTTGCGTCTACGAAGGAGGATATAAAATGATAACTACCTATTTAGCGGGTTATATAGAAACTAACCCGGAAAACGCTAAAGGATGGAGAGACGAGATAAAAGAGAAATTACACAACCCTAAGCTATTAATTTATTGTCCTTTGACTTACGAGTCTCTAAAAACGGGTAGACACGCTCCTGAACAGATAAAATATATTACGGGTCTCAAATCTGGAGGTCATTGGGAGTACTTTAAAGAAGAAATGAAGAAAATATGGTGGGGTATAGTTAGACCAGGACGTAATCGTTTTGAGATAATGAAACAGTTTCAGTATCGTAAGATGATAGACGGTAATTCCGAAGCAGATTTAAAAGTCTGGGGAGACTTTGAAGCAGTAGCTAGAAGTAACTTCATTATTTTATATTATAAACATAATAAACCCACTTGGGGTACTCCAGCCGAAGCATTTGAAGCGTTCCTATTAGATATTCCTATATACATCATAAGTGATGTTCCTAAAAGAGATATGAACTCATCATTACTATGGTGGGTTTTAGAAACTAGAGGAGAAGTTTTTTATAAATTAGATGATTGTGTAAATTTTATTAAAGACAAATATAAACTATGATAGACTTTCTACCAGAACCTTCTCCGTGGCAAAGTAGTTTTTCCGATGATGCTAATAAGGGTAATTATTACTACTATCCTGAAACAGAGCTGAGAGACCTACTTGAAGAAATAGTAAACACTCCTTTGTTAAAAATACCGTTTTGGATAATTAAAAATAAGGATAAATTAAAACAATTAGGAATCAAAATAAGGAGGAAAATTAATGACAAGAATAGTACAACTAAATCTTGAAGAAATCATTCATGCTTCTCATTTTATACCACATCACGAAGGTAAGTGTAAACATCTTCACGGACACTCTTATACTATACAAGTATCTATAGCGGGTATTTACAACAAAACTATGTTAGTAGATTTTGGGCATATAAAAGATCTGATAAGAAGATTTGATCATTCCTATTTAAATAAAACATTTAAATATCCGTCTGCTGAGAATATGTCTAGATATTTCGCTCTTAAAATATTAAGATTAAATAAAAATATAATTGATGTAACAGTTACTGTTTGGGAAACCGAAAAATCGAGTGCAACTACTTCTATATCAAAGGGAGGTAAAGATGAAAGATAAATTTGTAGCAGGTCATAAATTTGATAGTAATAAAGAAAAGTTTGCCTTAATACCCCCTAGCGCTTTATTTGAGGTAGCTAAAGTATTTACCTATGGTGCCAATAAATATGAACCTCATAACTGGGAAAAAGGTATTTCATACAGTAGACTATTTTCTGCGTGTATGAGACACCTATGGAAATGGTGGCGGGGTGAAGATAAAGATCCTGAAAGTAATATATCTCATTTATCACACGCCGCTGCTAATATATTTTTCTTGTTACATTATGAGTATAACAAACGTAAATATAAAACATTTGATGATAGGAGTTTCAATGAAAAAAATAAAAATACCTAGTAAAATCCATGAAATAATATCATATTTAGCTCATAGTTTCTCTAGTAAGATTCTAGAAAGAGAAGATATAAAACAAGACCTGTATGTACTCTACCTAGAAACTATAAAGAAAAAACCCAAATCTAAGAAAAACAAACCCGGATGGTTTTTTATTAGATTTAAATGGTACTTATTAAAAAAATACGCTAAAGAAGTTAAACGTATTTGTAATGAGTGGGAATACTTATTATCTAAATCAAATGATAAATCCAAATTACAATCTACCGTTGGATATTTGTCTAATTCTAGATTCTTTAGAAAAAAGAAATGAGCTATCAAGAAAAGTAGTCGAGTTATACGTTTTTGAAAAGCGTAGTATATCTTACGTGTGTAGAAAACTTAATATTTCTAGAAAAGTAGCATCACGCCACTTACAGATTGGACTATCTTTTATTAGAAGAGTACTAATTAAAGAAGGAGGGTATAGTGGGAAGAACAAGAAAAGATCTGGTTTATCGTAGACGTCTTGCAGTACGTAAACTATACTTAAAAGGTTTTGAACCCCAAGACATTTTGAATAATAAAGAATTTATTAGTCGTTTCCCAAAAACTACTCTACCCATGATAAAAAATGATATTAAAGAAATAGGTAAATGGTATTTAGCAGCAGTTGAAAAAAATCCTAACATATTAGAAAAACAAGCCGAATATATACTAAAACATTTAGATGAATTAAAACTAATTAAACAAAGATTCCACGAAATTGCAGATCGCGCTAAAAACGAAGGTAAATTAAAAGAAGAGATTATGGCATGTAGAGCTATAGTAGATGAGCTTAGTCATGAAGCACGGGTGCTTAAACTTATAGACGTTACTAAAACTATTAATCAGTATATTCACATAGATAAAATAGGTATATTAGTTAACGGGGTAATAGAAGTAATAAAAGAGTTTGTTCCTATGGATAAACAAAAGTACGCACTCACTCGTTTAAAAGATTTAAGTAATCGTATTATAGATATTAATACTGAAGGAGGTTCTAATGAATGATGATTTTCTTAAAGGAGTACCTATTAACAACGACAACGTAAAAGCTACTTATTTGTGGTTATATAGCAATCTATTAGGTGATGCTTTAGTTAATATGAAATTTATATCTTTGGGTAGCGAAGATTTAGGTGCGTTACTTCATACAATATTAGTTATGTCTACTTATATTAATATTTTAGAAGATGTATATAAACTTGATCCTAAACTTATAAAGAAACTAAAAACAAAAGTAAATAAAGTGTTTCTAAAAGTGTTAGATATATTAGAAAAGGGTAAAGATGGATCCTAAACAATTTAAAAACATATGGGACAAACATATAGATAGTGCACTACATAATATTAATACTTCAACAAGTAAATTTAAAATCAAACCAGTAACCCCTAAAGAATTTTTTGAAGTATGGTTAAAAGAACCTTTGTTTCCTGAACAGTATAGAATAATAAACCAAGTGTTTACACCTGACTTTCAAGATTGGAGAACTGACATAAAAGAAATACTCTTACTTTGGGGGGAGGGGGGTTGTGTCAGCGGTAATATTATGTATAGAGATCCAGTAACCAAAGAACAACATTATATCAAAACATGGGCTAAGTTACGAAAACCCTTTCATGTTATATCTTATAATTTTAATGAGTCTAAATTTGAGACAGTGTTAGCTGATATCCCAGTATACAAAGGAAAATCAAAGATCTATAAAGTTATTATAAAAACTGGCAAAAAAAATAGAGTTATGAGATGTACTCTTGAACATAAATTTTATACTCCTACGGGTTGGAAAGAGCTACGTCATTTAAAAGTAGGAGATCTAGTGGCCTTTAAAGATCCGGGTAATGTTTATTTAAGTACTTTAAGTAAAGAAGAGCGCAGTAGGTTATTAGGACGTAAAGGTCCCCAAAACGGAAGATATGGTAAGAAAAATAATCCTCGTGCAATCAGTGAAGGCTTAAAAAAATCCGCGAAATATCAACAGTGGTTAAAATCCCCGGAAAGAAAAATTTTACAACAAAGAGTTGCAGAGAAGTTAAGACAAATAGCTCTAAGTCAACCTGAAAAATATGCTCATGGTAAAGGTGGTAGATGTAAATGGGAATATTATGTATCTCCAATTGCGGGTAGAGTTAAAATTCAGGGATCTTTTGAGAAAGCTTTTGCGTCATGGTTAGATAGTAAAGCGTACGTATGGAAACGATGTACTCAGTGGTTTAAATATACCTATAGGGGACAACAACATAACTACCAACCTGATTTTATAGTTTATCATGATGACGGTACTAAAACTTACTACGAAATTAAGGGGTGGGTACGTGATGTAGATTATATAAAATTGAACGCGGTACGTTCTAAAGGGTATCATATAGTATTAGTGGATAAATATTTACTAATGGATTTATTAGACGGATCTAAGGAATTACCCAAAAATGAAGTAAGTCTTAAGTTTAAAGAGATTAAATCTATAGAACTTTTATGTGAAGAGGACTTTTATGATTTTTCAGTACCTAAATATTATAACTACCTAATGAATGGCTTTTTAAATCATAATTCAAAAGATTTTACAACAGTTCGTACACTTGTTTATTGCTGTTACTGGTTATCGTGTCTAAAGAGCCCCCAGGAATATTTCCATATAGGCGCGAGTACTCCAATAGTAATTGCATGTATGAGTGTAAATGAAGAGCATGCTAAGGAGGTATTTTTTAAACAATTTACCACATGCCTTAAAAAAGTTAGAAATCCAGCAACAGGAAGAAACTTCTTTGAAGAGATAGGTGCAGATTTACGAGATAATAAAGGGATTCAAACAAGAAAAGTAGTATTACCTAACTATATAGAAGCTTACGCTTTAGACGCTTCAAGATATTCTGGTGAGGGAAAAAATATTCTAATGGTTATTTTTGACGAAATCGCTGAAGTAAGATATGATAGAGCAAAAGTGAGGTATAAAAATATAAAAAATACAGCACATTCACGTTTTCATGATCACTATAAAATTATAATGATATCTTATCCTAGAGATCCTTATGATTTTATGATGACTCACTATAATGAAGTAGATGAATTACCTGAAGATATGAAGAGCCAAATATTTAGAAGTAGAAAAGCACCGTGGGAAGTTCGTTCTAAAGAAGGAGCCCATCCTTATCTTATAAAACACAGGATTTACAAGTTAAAAGAAGATTATTTACCTCTATATAAAGAAGATCCTGAGGACGCAATGAGACGATACGAATGTATATTCCCCAAAACTACCGCAAACAGATATTTTAAAAAGTTCGAACTAATATTAGACCGATGTATTGACTTCGATAGACCATCTCCTATTATTTGGGAAGATTTACCTTATGATAAACCTATATTTGTTACAGAAGACGAATTAGTAAGATTAACGTTTCAACCCTGGTTTAAACCTAATTATAGTTATGAAGCTTATAAATTAGAGCAAGAGTACTTAAAAGCTCCTCATAATGAAGAGCTTAGAAAAAAGTTAGAACTTGAACTGGAGCGTCACGACGGAGCTGAATATTTTATACACATTGACTTATCTCAAGGAGGTATTGGGTCTGACGGAGTAGAACGAGATTGTGCTGGTTTAGTGTTATTACATACTTATCAACTTACACCCACTCAAATAGGATATTATGTAGATTTAGCAATTCAGATTAGACCCTCAGAAAAGGAAATAAACTTTGAGGATATTAGAAGATTTATATTTAGACTTAATGATATGGGCTTCGATATAGTAACCTGTTCACTTGACGGGTATCAATCTTTGGACTTTAGACAAGTACTTGAACGTAGAGGCATCACTAGTGATCTAATATCCGTTGATAGAACTAGAAAACCATATGATACCTTAAAAGGACTATTATACCAAGGTAAAATTAATATATATAATTATTTAGTACTTATACGAGAACTTAAAGAGCTTAAGCTTGAAAATGGTAAGGTAGACCATCCTCAAAAAAGTACGCAAAGATTAAAAGAAGAGGGACTCAAATATGGTTCAAAGGATGTAAGTGACGCATTAGCTGGTGCTCTATATTCAGCAGTACTAAAGGAGTCCGATATAGGTCCTACTGTAGTAGATACTAGTGATATAGAAGTAACCGAAAAACTTGATAGATTAGATGATTTTCTCTAAATTATTTATTTTGAATACTGTTTTCAAATAGAGGAGGTTTATACTATGAAGTTTTTTCTTAGATTTAAAAAGTCTAAAGATAAAGAAAATAAACAAAGTCCGATAAGGGAAACTAACGAATATGTGGCTACTTCTGAAGATTATGTAGACGCACAATTTGAAAAAGTTAGTGTACAGACAATTCAACAATTATATGACTATTCAAATTTATTAAAAAAATACATCAATATTATAGTCAATGAAGTTTTAAGATACCCCTTAATAGCAGTCCCGAAAAAAGAGTTTAAAGATAACAGTCAAACAAAACGTAGAGTAGATTATGTTAATAAACTATTAGTTAAAGCTAATTCAGTAGAAACTTTTAATGAAGTTAGGTCAAAGTATATAAAAGACCTGTACTTATATGGTATAGCAGGAATTGAGATTGAACCTACAAAAACAAAAGAAGCTACCGCTTTATATACGGTTCCTGGATATGCTATCAGACTTAATGTTGATGTTGATAATACTGGAGCTAATTTTAAAAGTCATGACAAAGCATATGTGGTGTTAGATCCTAATGATATGAGTAACCCAGATAAAGCTGTTTATTTTCCTGTTGATTCTTTTATATATTTCGTACTAGATAATTTAAGTGATAGACTGTATGGGTCTTCATATATAGCTAGTATTTATTCTGAATTAATGACGGATATAAAGTCTTCCAAAAATTTATCTTCGGGTATGTATAATGTTAAAACAGGTATTATATGCCTTCCTAAGGTAGGAAGAAAAATAATAAAAGACGTTATAAGTAGATTCGGATTACTTGTAAAAAAGAACGCGAGAACTAAATTAACCGCAGTTAACTCGGATGGTAAGTTTATCGATTTATCTAACTTAACCCCCAAGGATGCCGTTGAACTTCAAAAATGGTTAGCTAAAAAAGCTAATGTTTTCAATATTCCTCCTTTTAAGTTAGGATTATCTGAAGGCGAAGGTTCACTAAACGCAAGGGAACAAAAGGATGATTTTAGAGCACTAATTGAAGGTATTGTAAAGTATGAAATAGAAAAGTTAAACTCTATATTAATACTCTCAAAACTTCAATATAACGACGTTGAAATCACATGTCCTAATTTCGCTACTAAAGTAGACTATGAAAGAGCTCGTATAGCAGTACGATTAGTTAACGGTAAAATTATCACTCCTAATGAAGCAAGACATTTATATTTAGGATTACCTCCTCTTGAAGATCCCGAAGCTAATAAATTACAAGGTACTGATACAAAAACTAGTGAAAAGTCTTCTCCTCAAGAGTTGAATATAAATGTAACATCTACTCCTGAAAAGAAAAGTATAACAGATCCAGCGGATGAAGCTCTTAAAGTACAACAGCTAGAATTAAATAAAAAGAAACAAGAACTCTTAGATAAATTATTACAGGAGGAATAATATGAAATTTTTTAAAGACGAAAAATTAACACAAGAAGTAACTGAGTTTGATTTAGGTATAGTGCCTGCAGGAACTACTAAAACATTTACCTTTTATATGTTGAATGATGAGGCTCCTCTAATAAATTTACGATTTGATATAGATAATAAAGAAGTAAAAATTATAGACTTTCCAAAAGAACTAGATACTAATGAATCAAGTAAATTAATTTTAAGTTGGACTCCCTCAGTAACCTTAAAGAAAGGCTTAAAAGCTCAAATATCCATTACAGGAGAGCAATTGTATAAATAATTATGGGATTAAATTTAAGAAGTACCGAACTAGTTAGCGCTGGTGATTTTGAATATGATGAATATGGTAACATTATACCTGCAGGAGGTAATATATTTGAGTTAGATACAAACGGTGATTTGATGCCAACCGAAGATGGATTGTATGATCCTATATTTGAAATAGATAGTGATAATAATATCACTCCTAAATTGTAAAGGAGGTAGTTAGTTATGACTCGTAATATAGTACCGAGAAACGATAGTGAGGGTAGTTTGGGTACATCTCTTAAAAGATGGTTATCTGGATTTTTTAAACAAATATATGTCAACTACATAAAATTTAATCCACTAGCGCAAACTGAAAGTCCTGAGGAAGGTAAACTTTGGTTTTGTCAACAAGGTAAAGGCTTAAAATTAGGTATATCTAACACAGTGTATCAAACAATAGGACGTCAGCTATTATGTAGAGTTAAAAATAGTACCGGATCTACTATAACTAAAGGTAAAGTAGTTTTTGTAAATGGATATGCTGATTCTATTCCTACTATTCAACTATCAAAAGCAGATACTATTGATACTTGTAAGGCTAACGGTATTACATTACATGATATAGCCGACGGAGAAGAAGGATACATTATTACCTCTGGTTCTTTCAAAGGAATAGATACTTCGGGTTTTAACGCAGGTGACGTATTATTTGTGAGTCCTACTAATGCTGGTAAATTAACTAATGTAAAGCCTTCTATTCCCTTAGCAATTGCTACTTGCGTAACATCTGATACTGTAGGAAAAATAATTATAAATATTGGAGAAATTACCGCATTAGCAGGTGGAGATATGTTACAATCAGTATATGATACAGATAGTGATGGTATAGTCGATCGTGCAGAAGCTGTTGATGATGGTAGTGGTAATTCTGTGTCAGCTTCTGAAATTAAGGACGCAGTAGATAAATCACATGACCAAAACACTGATCAATATTTAGATCAAGGAGGAGCTAACGAAATATCCGCAAGTGATATAAAAAGTCATATTAATAACAATTCTAACCCTCACAATGTTACTCCTTCACAAATAGGTATTAATAGTACTGATGACATAGCAGAAGGTAGCACTAATTTATATTATACTGATACTAGAGTATCTAATAATAGTGACGTAGCCGCTAACACGTTACATCGTAATAATACTAGTAATCCTCATAACGTTACATATGATCAAGTCGGAGCTGCTGCTGCTAGTCATACTCATACAGAAAGCGATATTACTGATTTAGACAAATATAGCCAAAGTGAAATAGATAATTTTTTTGAAGGTGAGAGTAATGGTAAAAAGCTTGTTCATTGGGATAATATTACTAATAAATTTAACGACTCTCTTTTACAGATTCATGATGCCTCTGGTGGTACTGACGTAGGTGTTACTACACCTGTAGCGATTCCTTTTGATACTAACGATATTGTAGACTCTATTTATACTCATTCTACAACAACTAATAACTCCAGAATAACAGTAAATAAATCAGGATTATATGAGATACATGTGCAAATTGGATATGAGGATCAAAATTCGAGTAGAGCTAATGTACGTGCGAGAATTCGTAAAAACGGTACTACTTATATTATACCTGCTGAAGCGTATGCGTATAGTAGGAATTCTACAGATGCGTATGCTACTATTAGTATTTCTACCTTTATTCAACTATCTCAGGGAGACTACATAGAAATAATGTGCGACGTTATGGGAAGTACTCCTACAGTATATACAGTAGCTAACACTAGTTGGGTAATAATGAAATTTTTAAGATAATAGGAGGTAATATTAATGAAAGCGAGTTTCAAATTTAGGTGTATTTCGTGTGGAATTATATTTACCACTGCTTCGGAAGTTACGGAACATCTAGTAAATAACAGTAATCACGTTATAATAGAACAATATTCTAACGATGATGCTGATGGAATTTCTGAATCGTTGGTTTTAAAAAGCCCCAATGGATCTAAATGGAAACTAAAAATAGACGACAACGGTAATCTAACTACAGAAAGAATAACGTAATCCATATGAAAACTGAAGTTAGAGTAAATCAACCTTATTATTTAGAAATTTATATTACTGATAAATTAGGGAACTTTGCAAGTGGATTAACAGTTATTTATAATATTTATAAAAGTAGTGATAATTCACTAGTAGCCTCTGGTACACTTACTGAGTATTCGAATATATACAGAGCATCTACATCTTTTTCAGAGCCAGGTCAGTATAGAATAGAGTATATTACTCCTTCTAAGTTTGAGAATGCAATAGAGACAATAGTAGTGACTGACATATATGATAAAATAACAAGGATCTTAGGGCTAACTCAAGAAAATTATCGTCTTATGAACCCTATATATGATTCCAAAGGAAATCTCATTGAAGGAGTTATTAAAATATATAATAATCCTTCCGATCTCGAAAATGATCAAAATCCTATCGCGTCCTATAAAGTAACAGCAGTACATGATTCTAGTGGTAATGTAACTGATTATAAGGTTGTAAAACAATGAAAATTAGAGGTTTAACATTAGTTACAAAAGGTGTTCTAGGTATTAAAAAGGCTGTAAGCTTATCGGTTAAAGGAATACTGGATTATATTCGTAAACGAATCATCCGTGTTGGAGGAGGTTATCGATTATTTGTTAGATATATTGATGTTATAGGAACTAAATCATTTAAGTTTACTCAAACTATTAAAGTAAAAGGTAAAGTATTAAAGAAATCTCAGCAATACATAAAAGTTAAAGGAAATAAGTCTGTATATTTTGTAAAAGCAATACCTATTAAGGCTATCAATAAACATTATGTATCGTCATCAATAGATACTACAGGTATTATAAGTAAAGATGTCACAATTAACTTGTCTTTAATAGGAACTTTATTATGTAATTATAATAAAGAAACTTTTGCTATTGGTATAAATAAATGGAGTTACAAAGATAACAAAACCTTATTAGGAACTAAGCTGAAGTCTTTTACTGAATCTTTACCTGTAACAGCTACACTTCTTAATGAATTTTCAAAAACTGCAAAAATAAAAGGAAAGAGAAATATCCTACCTATTTTAGAAGCTCTAGATTAGTACGCACTCTTAACAAATTCCAAAGTAAAGTTACTATAAGTTTTATCACCTTCAGGACGCCCACTAACCCAATAACAATTAGGAATAGTATAAGAAGAAGCACCGTATTCAACAGTAAGATCTTGTTTTCCAGTAGATAACTGACTATAGAGGTTAATTAGATACTGTTCGAGTTCTAACCTAGTATCTTTTTTAACGTATCCTCTAACAGTAATCTTTAATGCTCCTCCTCCCATATCTTGAGTAGATCTAATAAGTACTCCTAAAGCGGTAGGAATTATTAGGGTTTGAACATTTCCATCGTAAGAGGTATTTACTATAGCTGAATCTCCTAAATAAACACTACCAAACTTAACTTTTTGTTTAGTAGACTCTTCCCCAGGACTAGAATCAATAGCTCCTTTTTTAGAAAAGGTCACTCTTGTTGTAGCAAAACTATTTTGAGTAGTAGTTAACTCATATCCCGTTAATTTACAACTCGCTATAGTTACTGATATACCTCTACCTTCTGTTGTTTGTTCAAAAGTAATATCATAGTCTTCACCTTTAATCAAGTTAAGATCGTAATCGTCAGTAGCGTAAGCAAAACTTACCTCTAAAGATTCAGTATCTTTAAATTCATCAATAAGTTCGCCATCAGGACCTCTCTCTTGGTGAGTAGTAAGCGAGTATCTAATACCTATTTCAGTTAAAGGAATAATTTCTTTTTTAAGTATTCCGTTTTGATATAATTTAACTTTACCTACTGAAAATTTATAAGTCATATTATCCTCCCGTATTTTTATAATATAATTTAATACTATCTATATCACACCTAGAATAAGTTCTACCATATACATATGCATCTTTACCATCTGGAACATATATATAAAATAAAGGATCTCCATGATATGTAGTAAAATCAAAACGTATATGATCTATGTAAAACCTTGTAGGATCTAATGTTGGCTCTAAAAACGAAGACAAATCTATTGAAATAGTTGTAGGAGTTGTATAAAAAGTATCATAAATATGAGGTACCTTCCCTGATAAATCTTCGAGGACTTGATTAGTATCTACTACAGCCTTTAATATATAAAAAGTACCCTCCGCGTTCTCCGAATAATTATATACTCCTCGAAATTTAAAATATACGTATATGTTTATGTTACCAGGATATGTAGGCCAAGTTATATAACCCCCTCCAGGGGGGCCAGACGTATATGCTCTCTTCTCAAAGTTATCTATAATGTCAGGAGGTACTTCACCGTCATTTACATATTTAATAAAGTACTCATCAAAAATATATAAATCTTTTAATGAAATGTCGCAATATAAAACTTGACTGTCTTTTTTTATGGGAGTACTTGCGGTAAAATACGGGTGTCTACTAGGGGAATCCCTTCTTTCCCCAATAGTTTCAAGAATAGCGCGTATATCGTTTAAAGTAGTACATTGTATGTAAGATCCTTGTAAATTAGAAAGAATGAATCTAGTATCACCGGAGTATCTAAATACAGTATCTAATTTCCATCTATAATCTTTGACGAAAAAGTGTAAATCTTCCTCTTTATCTAATACCAGAGTATTTACATCAGGTATAGGAGAAGATTTCCAACTTTCAATCCAGTAAGTAAGTATATACATTCCTTTTCTTAATTCCTCAATATGCATAGCTCTGACAGGAGTAGTTTTAGGTATATTAGGTATTCCTTCACTTCTATCTATATCAGTCCAATCCGTTTGAGTGTAACCTGTTTCGTTACCTAATCTGTCATATTTAAAATAGTCAGCTATAGTTAATCCTAATTTATCTAATATTCTCTCAACTACTTGCCTTAACTCTACTATATGTTGTTTTCTAACAGGAGTACCTACTCTAAGTTCTTCAACCCAGCTAGTAGGAGTCAGACCTAATTGAGATTCGATTTCATTATAGTATCTTCTAAGTTCTATAATATGAATTCTTCGTATAGGATTTCTTCCTTTATAATTATTCCCCGCTAAACCTAAAGGAGTTAACAAAGGGTCTTCAGTCCAAAAAGGAACGGGGTCTCCATTTTCATCTACTCCCTGAGATCCTCTTATTCCTCTATTAGAAGTAATATAGTTTTTACATATAGGACATTTATCCATAACTAATCGGTATATACAGTACCTTCTCCTCCCAGCTTTTGAGGGTTTTTAACTTTATTTATTAAACCACTTAGTTCTTTTAATTTATCCACATCTAAATTAACATCATGAACAGAAGACTCATCTTTAAACACCCTAGATTTAATAGTAGTAGTACTTAGCTCAGGAGTACTAACTTCACCTCTATAAAATTTTTCATTAGTCAGATCTATGTGAGTAATAAAACCATTTGTAAAGTCGTGAGTTATTCTAACTACTTCTAACCCATTTACTTGAGTTCTTAAATCTAAGGTCTCGTCTCCTATAATAGAGATTCTACCTTTTTGATCTTCCTCATTAACATGTTGGATATACGCAGAAGCTCTATTACTTAAATAGCTAAGTACTTCATTATAGTTTTCTTTAGGATAATTCTCATAAGGTATATAACTAGGTATACTAACTGACTCAAAAACATCAATATTCTCATGAATAGTTCGATGAGCTCCATTTAGTCCTACTGAGGAACTAACTATAATATAGTTGTTACTCTCATAAGTATATACAATGGCAATAGTCGTCAAATATTGCCATGGATCTAACATAACATACACAGGTGTTAACTGTTCTGAAGCTCCAGTATCTGTAGATACTATAAACTTAGTCGTAGCCTTTAATACAAAAGGTACATAAGTAACGGGTACATTAGGTATGGTAACAGTAGTACTTGATCTACCATAACTTACGTTAGCTCCTATACTTTTAAATGCAGGTTTAAACGTTCTATAGCTGAGTACAACCCTTTTAGACCCAGAAGATCCATCAGGCCATCTTTTAAGACCAGTCATGTTACCTGAGTCATCACGTATAGCTAGCGACTCTATTATATCTGATACACGTGTAAAAGTCGCTAAATGTTTATCATCGGATATAGATAAATCTATATCAATAATATGCCCAGGAGTTACCGATAAATCCGAAAATTTAAGTACCTCGGGTTTTTTGTTAACTAGTGCAAACACTCTAACATCTGTGACCTTACCTAAAAGAAACTGAAAATAGTAATTACCATCCTTATCTTTGTGTAAATTAGATATCTGATCGTTATATATCATTTTGTCACTACTAGAATCATAATATATAAACGGATAATTACTCTGCATAAAATATAATCGTGTGTTAATGCGTTTGGAACTATTAGTAGTTTTAACTACTATGCTTGTTATCTTATTTGAGATATCTTTGGTCATTTCGTAATCTAAAATGTGTTTACCTATTTCGTAAGTACGTTTTGTGGCGGGATTTCCTACTTTATAATAACTAGTAATTCCACTAGGTGAGGTATATATCTTATAATTACCTGCGTATCTAATCATATCAGTCATAACCTCTAAGCGAGTCATATCAGCTACTCTTACTTCGCCATATAAAGTACCAGGTAATCCTGAAGGACAACCTGAACCTGATAATACTGAGGAAACTGATATAGACTTTTTATTATGTCTCCCATCAGATACATTAAAGTTTTTACCCGCAGTATATAAAGTATAATCCCATAATTTACTATAAGCTTCGTAGTTGACTCTAATAGAGGTTGCATCGTAAACATCAGTACGTTTAACAAGTCTACCCGTAAATACTAAGCGATTATTTATATAAATAGTAACTTCTTGTCTATTAGCATCCGGTATTCCTGGAGTATCGTGTCTAGTAGGTAAATAAAAGGTTGCAGTAGAAAATGACGGTCCATAAACAAGTTCGATTCTCTCTAAGATCGCATCTTGTAATTCAACTCCATCTATATAAATTTTATAAATAGGAGCCTTAGATAGTTCTTCCAAATTAAAGGTAGGAGTACATCCACTTATAGTAGTACCACTACTCTCTTCATCTATACCATTAACACCCGTTACTTTAAACGTATAGCTAACATTAGCAGTTAAATCACCAGCGATATAATGAGTGCCTGTAATAACAGTTTTATTCAGCTTTGCCCAAGAACCTCCTACATCTTTATATACGTTGTATCCATAGTTACCTACATCATTCCAAGTAAGTTCTACAGCTTCTCCCGTGTGTAAATCAGTACAACTTAATCCAGTAGGATCAATTGGAGTAGGTTGATTAATTTTAAATTGAGTATTAAAATCCTTATGAGAACTTTGAGATACTCTACATCTAGCATAAAAATCTTTAAAATATTTTATAAAACTATTTGAATTGATGTGTTCTTGACGCCTTATTACTATAGTAGTATCTGAATTAATCTGTTGTTGAGTTAATGGGGAGCTAATTTCTGTATCAGAAGTTATAGTTTGTTGAGATGTTCTTTTTATAACACCTTCTGATTGAATAGTAGATGAGTTTCTATTATTTATAATTTTACTATCACTATTTATATTTTGTTGAGTAGTTCCTTTAATAATTGAATCTGAGCTAATTGTTTGTTGTGTTGGTCCCGGAACTTCATATGCTCCTATATCAGGATTATCTCCTTCGTAATCTTCTACATATCCTGTGATAGTAGTTCCTGAGTTTTTACAGGGAGAATCATTTTGTATTTGAGCAGAAGAACTTGAAGTAAATTTAGGGTCGGATACTATATCATTAGTTCCTAAACTCCCAGAATATAAATTATAAGTATTATTATAAAAACAATTATAATCTTCGGTAAGAGTTCCAGTATAATTTTTAATACCATATTCACAATCTTCAAAAATACAATCTTTAGCATCTACAGTATTATTATTATCCCAAACAACTACTCCCCCAGACCATATATCACTTTTAAAATGTCTAAAACTACATTTATAAACCTTTATATTATAACTACGACGACCTCCTATTCCTATATGATGATCTCCAGAAGGAATTCCAGATCCATCAAAAAAACTATAAGTTGCGATAATATTAGGGGCATTAGAATCCATAGCTATAAAAATCTTAGCATTAGAATAAGTTGCACTTCCCCATTTAAAAGTAATACCTTTCACAGTAAAAGTATATGATGATGTCATCTGCAAAACTATATAAGCAGCAGTATAATAACCAGAATCGTATCCATCTACTATAATAGTAACATCTTCAAAATTTTCGCTTTCTGATTTAAGAGTTACACTTTTATTAGTTATAGTTACTCCATCACCTTCGTGATAAGTCCCTGCTTTGGCTATTACAGTATCTCCGTCAGAAGCTTGTCCTATAGCATAATAAATATGACGATAAGGATTGTTATAACTACCATCACCTGTAGTATCACTTCCTGTAGGACTTACATAAATATCAGCCATATAACTCTCTCTTTAACTCTTTTCTTAAACTTTCTTTTTCCTTTGCTCGGTTATAAAATCTCTTTTTAGGTTTAACCCTAGTTTTAGGATTAATTCGCCATATTTTCCTGATTTTTCTAATTAACTCTAAATCGTTCATTATTCTATATCGTATATTTCTACTTCTGAAATTCTTTTTCTTATATAGTCTATTAATTCATCTATACTTTTAAAGTTATGCCCATATTTTTGAAAACCCCTTAACTCTTGGTCTAAACCAAAAAGCAAAGAAAAATAATCGGAAGCTCTTAAAGCTAGTTTAAATTCGTTCTCTTCTTCTGGTAAATTAAACTTTAATATGCCTTTCATTTTAATAAATCTTGTTTTAATTTTAGAAGTTTTTCTATAATCACTTCATTGATAAGAGTAAAAATTTCAGAATGGTGCATACCTTTACTCTCTAACTCTTTATAGATATCGTTAAGTATATCCTTTTTTGAGTCCATGTCTTTAAAACTAGCACTACTTAACCTAAATTTTATGTAATCTTTAAAAGTCATGATCATCTCCTATTGACATGTTACCTTCTTGATCTACTACTAATATAACTTTCCTATTTTCTCCTTTAGCGGTATTATATTGATATCCTATAAAATAAAACACTCTATGATTAAATGCTTCACCTTTTACATCTATATCTACTTTATTACGTCTGAAATATATAAGACGAATATTATGCTTAGGATACTTATTTAAAATGAAAGTAGAATTATTTATTAAAATGTTTCCATTTAAAACATCTACTTTAATAGTTAGAGGTTTATATAGGTGGGTTAATTCAAATAATACAAGTTTATCAAATTTATCTAGAACTGTTTGAAAAGGATTCTCAGTATTTGTAACAACATTATACTGATCAATATGAGTATTATCATTAAAATAAGCATGCCACGTTAGTTTTAACTTGGGTCTTTTTATTTCTATATCCATTGTATTGGAACCTCCTTTTCATTGTATTGACTACTCCTTCTACTTTAAATCTCATCATATTGAAACGTAAATGTTTTAGTATTAAGCGACCCTGCAGGAGTACTAGCTGTAGTTTGTAACTGTAAACATATATATTTTGTATATCCGGGAGATGTGATTTTACTATTACCGTCTGAAGCTTGTATTGATAACGCAGAACCTTCAGAAGTAGGTATATCTGACGTAGCGATAATTGATGTACTACTAGTAGGTGTCGAATATGATACATTAGCAGCTGCTTTAATAACTTCACCTGTTTTATAGTCCCCTGAGGATTTCCAAAACTTCATATTAGATATTTCTGTAAAAGATCCACTAAACTTAGCTCTGATAAATTTCTCAAACGAATTTTGACCTGCTACAATCGGATAACTCGATGGGCTTAAATTAGGAGAATCTACACTCCCAAAGTTCAAATTAGATATACCATCAGTTACTGTTTCACTAACTCCGTTACTCTCAGACCATTGAAAAGTTGCACTCATTTAATCACCTCCTTTCTAAAAATTATAGTAAATTCTAAGAATAACTTTTATGTAAGCTCCTCCTTCAGTACTTGCGGTAGAAGGGACCGTTACTGATAGTTGTAACTTTTTAGCATTCTGAGAAGGAATAGGATTTACAAAGTTGTGTTTTTCCCCATTACCTAGAGAGGTAAAACCTACTTCATTATCATCTTGTATTTTATATTTATACTCTACATAAGGAGTACTTCCTGAAAATGAAGTACCTAAAAATACTCTACCTGTGTTAGAATCAAATGATCCTCCTGTAAAATAATTAGTACCTGTTTTAGATGGGTTGTCCCATACACCTATAACTTCAGTAACTTGGGGATAATTTAGTACTTGAATGGTATTATTATCTTCTTTTACACTCTCTTCTAAAGTAACATGTAACTCATGAGATACAACTCCTGAAGATTTCACACTTAACCATTGCTCTTCATAAACAAGTTTACCGTAAGTGTTTAAATCTGGGGTATAAATTATTTTAATTTCAGATCCTATAGGAGGAATCTTACCTTCTACTCCATTACCAAAGGTTAATAAACCGGTAGTAAAATCAAATGTATAAACTTCATCATCTTCACTTAAACCAGTAAAAGAGTCAACTTTTCTCCACTTTTTTCCCGCAACATCTATTTCAAATATTTCATCTTCTACTACAGGATGATAATTAACAGTAAACTGTTGAGAGGGCAAACCGTTACTAGTCTCTACTTGAGTTAAAAACAAACGTAATAACTCTATCTCAATATCTTTAGCTAAGTCAGAGTTAAGAGAACCGTCTTTATCATTATATAATAAAATATCATAAGGAAGAGTAGTAGTCTCCCCTGCTTTACAAAAGCCAAAATCTATGGGGTTTGTTTCGGTTCCTATTTCTACTAATGTGTCCGATCTAAACATTTGTAAGTTAGGGTTAGGCATAAATTACCTCCTTAAAACGCTCCTTTAGTGCTTTGTAACTGTTTAATGCGATTAATTTCTCTCTCAATACGTTTGATAGATGTTTTATCAGAATTAGCAACTGCATTAGCTAGTTGTTCCATTAAACTTTCTAATTTACTAGAATAATTAGTTAGTTGTTTTAAACTTAAAGTAGCTTCCTGTAATGTATTAGCCTGTGAGCTTACTGCATTTTTTATAGCTTCAAAATGTTCTTTATATATATTAGTACTAGTATAAAAATCAGTGGGTTTGACATTATGTAATACAATGTAAGCTCTTGCTCCCTCAGGTTTTCTTACTTTTGTTGTTGTTATAGGTGCTAATAAGGTTTCATATAATCTACGTAAAGAAATGTCTTCTCTTCTAATAGATATATTACGCATAGAAGCTATATTACTACGCATAGAAGCTATATTACCTGATAAAGTTACATTAAGTTTTCTTATTTCATCTACTATATCTTGAGGTAAAGTAGTAGGTTTACCTTGGATAGCTAACTTCATCTGTTGCCACGCTACTTTTTGCGCGGTTTTATAAGGAATTCTGTATCTAGTACCAATAATACCACCTGCCACTTGTATATTACGTGTAACTAACTCGTGGATTTTCATAGCGTGTCTTATTCTTCTACCTAACTCAGTAAAACGTCCCAATAACGGTGTAACTGCTATTGCCTCTTCAAATGTAGCCATAAAACCTTCGCCTGCTAATCTACCTATTTTACGAAATATATTTCCTATTATAGAAAATAAAGGGCGAAAAGCTTCAACTATTTTTAGATTAGCTATTTTAATCGCGTCTTTCCATTCTTGAGTGCCTCGCTTAAGAGGTTTAACCATTTGTTCAGGAGCAACCAGTAGTAAAAATAAATCTTTAAAAGATGTACCTAAATCAGAAAAAACTTTTTTAAATTTATCTTTAAGTATATTTCTAATAGACTGCCAATAGTCATTACGCTTAAATGCCTCTACTATAGGAGTAATTACATTATCGTTCATAGCCTTGTTAATAGCTTTAAGTATAGGAGCACCTATCATTTCAGTAAGTATAAGCTTAAGTTTAGAGGACGACGCCTGCGCTTCTCTAACTGTAAACGACCACGTTTCCTTAGTATTTTCAACTAGTCTGGATAAAGCACCTGAAAATCTATTAATTTCGCGTCTAGATTCGTTATATGCTCTTATGTCTTTAATTAAAGCAGTAGCTCTTAAACCCCTTAATTGAAATAGTCTTTTAAATAACTGAAACATCTCTAAAGCCCGATCATTATTATTAGCTAACGCATCCGCAAAGTCGTTTAAAATTTGATGTATAGGTTTTAACTTACCTCCAGCATGAACAAACCTAGTATATAACACTTCTAAAGCTTTGGTTTTTTTAGCCATCTCATCTTGTATAGCTGATATTCTTTGATTTATTGCTACATTGGATTTACCCATAGCTACATACTCAGCTTGCTTTTTAGTAAGTTCATCAAGTTTAAGCTGTAGTTTTCCTACATCAGTAGCTACTTTATCTAAGGCATTACCAAAAGACTTAGAATTTCCAGTAGCCTCATAAACATTAAAACCCATAGCTCTCATTATAGCAGCTGTCTTTTGGGATGGTGCTATTAATCCTAAAATAAAACGGTTTAAATATCGCGCACCTTGACCTCCACGAAGACCTACATCACCTAAAGCCATTACTGCGGCTGTAAATTCTTTTAAAGATTTAATACCTGGTCCAAAAGCCATAACCCAAGTAGGACCTAACATCTTAACTGCGTTTAATAAATCAGGTAACATTATAACTGCGTTAGAAATACCTTTGATCAATATATCTGCAGCTTTACTCATTTCAGCGCCACTTATCTGAAAAGCATTAGTCAGTCGAATAAAATCAAGTGAAATACTTTTCGCATCAGACCCAGTAATAGCAGCCATTTTATCTATAATTCCTAAAACCTCAGAAAATTTTTTACCTCTAACACCTGCGATAGCTAAAGTAAATGAAGTATCCGCTAAACCTTTTGTAAGAAGATAAGTTGTATTTTTAGTGTTAGTAATTAAGTTAATTAAGTTGTCATAAGTTTTAGCCATATTACCCCCCTCTTGAGATAATATGGCTGCAGATCTACCTAACATCAAGCTTACTTGGTAATTTTCTCGGATAGCCTGAGTCGCTTGTTTAAAAGGCATAGTGAGAAAATTTAATATAGAATAAGACATGGTCCTAAAAACTGCGGACCTGAAAGATCTAGCCATAGTTGTACCTAATCGTTTATAAGTTTTTGCAATTTTAGACGTTCTATTTATAATCCACCCAAGCCCTATTAAAACAGGTCTAAACGATACTTTAGTCATAGTCTTAAGCATTTTCTGGAGCTGCTTTAATCTATATTTAGCTTGACTATATCTCACAAAACTAAAAGTTAGTTGAATCTCTTCTCTACCCATCTATCCTCCGTACTTTTAACTTAAGCATCTTCGCTAGTGTCTCTAAATTTTTACGCTCATCCTCTTTAGACTGTTCTACTTTAGGTTTAAGATTAGAAGAAATTTGACCACTAAAACCCTTAGCTACATTTATTTGATCGAGCATATCCCTTAAATCTTTTCTTTCCCTGATAGCTATAATTAACCCTGCTATTTCGGGTAAAGTAAGGTTCTCTATATATTCAATAGGCCATCCATACTCACTAGCTAGTAAATCTACAACAAAAAAATTGAACTTCTTTTCAGATTCTATAAATTGTTTAAATACTTCTTTTAAATTCATTATCCAGAAAAACCTAGAATTTCACTAAACGGGTCTTTTAGAGCAAATTTAACTATTTGTTCGATAAGACTACCATCCAGCAGTTTATTAACATCTTCTTTCGAGAAGTTAGGATTAGTTCTAGAAATTATAAAATGTAGAATAGACTCTTGAGCTTCAATGTATTGTTCAGCGAATTTATCAGGGTTACTATCAAAAGCTTGAGGTAAAATTTCAAGACACTTCTTACGTTCAGCTAAGGTGAGAGGTCTTATCGATATAAACGACCCATTTAATAATTTAACTTTGAGTATTGCAGACTGTATTACACGTTCTTCCATGTTTTTAAACCTCCTTCTACTAAATAGTTATATTATGAACTAAGTGCTTTCCTTAATTCTAATCTATAAGTTACAAAACCATCCTGAGTAGACGCAACTTCCCAAGATACCGCTTTACATCTAGATAATGTAACTCCGCTAATACCTCTGTTAGAATCAGCAGCAGATGCTAATAGTTCTACATCAACATATGTATTAGGTAATACTGTATCGGGATCTATACTATTAGACCATTCCGCATACTCAACAGTAATAGTAGTCGCTCTATTACCTATCTCAATTTCATGAGGATCTTTATATCCTCCAGCATATAAATCTACAGGGTTACCATCAAAACGCACGGTAATACCCGTACATTTAGCAATAATATCGGAACCTAGTTTAATTCTCCCTACAGAGAACTTCATTATAACACCTCCTTAATTATATTTAAGCTAACTCTAACGCCCTTATATTGAAAACATTTATTTAACCACTTAATTTTCTGTTATAACGAACCTAAAAGTTAACATTAACTCATATAAACGAAGAGCTTCATAATGAGTAAAATCACTATCTTTTTTTTGTACCCAATAAATAGTACCCTCAGGGGAAGTAAGAGCTTTTATATCAATGAGTTCTAAAATACGTTTAGCTATATTATTAATAGTCTTTATTGGCTCATCTACATTATCTTTAACTACTACAAATATACGTACGGTACCGTCATGAGTTTTACCAGAACTATCAAAAGGAATGGTTTCACCGTACTCTAATGTAATGTTTATTTGCTTATTTACAGAACTATCATTATTAAAAGAAGTAAAAACTGGGCAATCAGTACTACTTGTAGCACCTAAAAAAGATTGAATGCTAGTGTCATTTCTAAGAATATTAATAATAGTACTAGTAATATTCATAAGTATCTCCTTAAAGTAGTATCTATATACGATTTAAAATTCTTTTTAAGCCAATGTTCTCCTTTAGAAACATATTTTACATGACTAAATGTAAAACCCTTAGCTCTACGAGCAAATACAACTTTTTTGTCGTGATATCCAATAAATCTTAAAGCTTTAGCCCTTCGGGGAAATCTAGTAGGAATATCAACTCCTAGAGCTAAAAATATAGCATATGTAAACTCAGGTTTGGGCGATATTTTTAAAGTCACACTAAGAGGAGCGCTTCTGTATACTTTAATAATAAAGTTGTTACGTAAGTGAGGTTTATGTAATTTTGATACGGGTATAATACTCTTTATATACTTATAGCACCCTTCACCTAGTCTGTACATATCAGACCGTAGTCGACGCGGTAAAGTTTCCAAGCGGTTAAACTTACGTATAAATCTATCTAGTTTTTTAGAGTTTAGTTCTATTTTAATCATGTTGTACTATTAACATTCTTAGATGGTGATTTCTACCTCCATCATTTTCAACACTAATAATAAAATATTTTTTATTGTTTATTTCTATAATATCGCCTGGTAATATATCTTCCCTATAAGAGCAATAAACTACGTCGCGAATTACATAAGTATGTCCTTCATATGAATGACTTAGTTCTTCTTTTAAAGGTTGTAAAGCTACTTTTAAATTTGAGACTACAGTACTTAAGGTAGTTTGTCTCTCACCAAATTCGTTTATAGATAAGGTAGATTTTCTATAAACTGCGGCAGTCTTGTTAAGTAAGTTAGTTAAACTCATGCTATATTTCCTAAATTACTTCCATTAAGTATTAGTTCACCTAAATAATTAGCCCAATCCTGAAAAGTTCTAAAAGAAGTTTTCTCTAAATTTGCATACTTTACTGCATAATCTCCTATTTTTTCACTAATTACAATTTGAGATGAATTAGTAGTATCTGGGTACAATGAAAAATAATGATCTACTACTAATATAACTAACAACATTTTCACAAGATTGGGAACGTCAGACTGGTCCCATCCTATCGAATATGTAACTGTAAAAGTTGAGTCTTCGGGAATCTTAGTGTCACTAATAACAAGTCCTTTTTCTTTAACAACTCTAAAATCAGTAATAGATTGTCCGTCACTTGTAGCGGAGGTTTGATATGTTATAGAACTCACCTCATTAACCGGCTTAAGAGGTAGCTGAATAATATAAGTATCCTCGTAAACGTAATCCTCATAAGTTTTAGTTTCTTTTTTTAAGAAACCTAGCATAGCTTCCGCTTGAGCCTCTGCATAAGGGATCAATGACGCTAAAACATCATTGTCCATACCTGTAATAGTATAAATATCAGAAATGGTAATAAGGTTCATCTTTTACTCCTTTTAGATTTATTCGTAAATAACCAATACGGTACAAACTTATATGTTAACTTTTGTAACTTAGTTAGCTCTTTTAAAAAGGTGTTAAAATTATTAGTTTTACTGTTCAAAATATCTTGGGATTTTAAAATAAATAATCCGGTATCGGCAATTCTATAGTTATCAAATTTTAGCTTATTATTAACAATCGACCAAGTTTTTGAACCTTTAAGTTTTTTAAGAAACACTAGATTTTCGTTAGTTTTTTTATACTCTTGAATGATCTCTTTATAAGCTGAAGGAGGAAATAATCTCAATCCAAAACTTATAATGATTTTATCAAATACCTGGGCATACTCTCTAATTTTACTAAGAGTGTCTTTAGTATCACATCTCTCGTACTTAGAAACTTTGTACCTAGTATATATTTTAACATAATCACCTACTAAATATGAAGGTAAATCTCTTCCTAACAAATATGACTGTTTATCGTGTTCATTCAAAAAAACAAGTAAAATCATAGCCCTTTTATATTGAAAACATTTAGTTCCTTAATAAAATTTAGTAATTCAGTATGTATCAACTTGGGTGGTATCTCCTGAATACATTTAGGTACTTGACTCTCAACACACTCACGACGGGTTCGTTCATTAATCCGAGTTAGGTCCCAGCAGGGAGAACAGGCTATCGTAGGAGTTACTACTTTAACTTTAGTAAAATATTTAAGTCTCCATTCTGGAGGAATGGTAGTAAATACAGCTAGTAAAGGAACACCTAAAGCTCCTGCTACCTGACATGTGCTAGTATCTACACTTAACACTATATCTGCTTTACTAACTACACTTATAAATTGGGTAATATTAGTTTTGCCGGTTAGATTAATTCCATTACTAATATTTATAGGTATCCTTCTAGAGTGAACAAATATTATATTAAACAAAGAAGTATCAAGTAAAGAAATCAACTCATTAAAGTAAAAATATGTTCTATACTTGGACTGAGAGATAAGACTAAGTACTATATTGATCTTATTGTCTTTCATAAATTGAGAAGCCCACTGGCTATATGAAATAGGTATTACTATTAGAGGCACTTTTAAGTTGCTAGAGATACTTTTAGGGTCAACATCACACAATATGAAAGAAGCATCAGTACGATGCTGTCTGCAAGTTTCTAGGTGGTACTGACTTAATTTACCTCCGATAGAAAATTTACACTGGTAAATATTAGTGTCTATATAATGATTAGAGTAATATACATTTTTAACATAAGGTACAAAATCAAAAAGTGGAATGATATAACGTTTTACTATATAGTCTACCTCATATCCTTTGTTGTGGTAGTATCTAGCAACTGGTAATGACATAATAATGTCTCCTAAACCATCAAAAGATTCAATGAGTATCTTATTCATGTGCCTTTATACACTTATTATAAAATAAATATAAAAACTTATTAAAGTTATTTTCCAAGTAGGGTTTTATATTGATTCTATTGAAACTTAACGTCTTTAAGTTGTTAATACTAGTAGATCTAATACCTACACTAGATAAAATGTTAGATCTACTATCCATACTAATATTAGCTACTTTAGCTCCAAAAAATGTAGCTAATACTGATCCATGTACTCTTAAAGATATTACTGTGGAAGCTTTAGAATATATTTCTACTAGAGATTTAGGATTATTTACACATATTATGTTCGAAAAATGTTCTTTATAAGCATTGAAGTCGGTAATGTCGTGAGTAAGTACAACGAATTTATCAAACTTCTTAAACGTATCTATTATTCGAGCGTTGTGAGATGGAATATGTCGCGGTACTACTATATTAATAGATTCGCTACTGTTATTTATTTTGTAATAATACGGAGAATAAAAAACTGAATCAATAAGTAAATGATTTTCAATTTTTAGTCTACTTAAAACTCGATAGGTTAATAAATCTCGTGAGATAATCAAATCATATAACTTAAAATTTTTAGTGATAAATTTAGTGATTGACGAGCAATATAGTCGCTCTACAAAAGAAGGGATATTTAAAGTAGGAGAACCCATGCATATTCCTAACCATAAATTAGCTACTATGATTCCAAGACGTTTAGCATGCCATAATTTGTCATAAAAAGTTTGTCCTAAATGTTGAGGTATATGATCAAGTCCTAACTGAGGAGTTCCGCATACAATAATAAAGTCCGCTTCCTTATATACCCTACCCCAAATAGCATCATCAGATCCAAAAATATTTATATAATTAAAAATAGGAAAGTTATTATAACGTCTCTCTACTTGGGTTATTAGATACTCAATTCCTTTACCTATTAAAATATCGCCTGGATTAGGATTCTCATAGTGCGTATCTGTTATTAAAAAATATTTATGTATTTTCATCTTCTTGCTATTCTATTTAATACTCTAACTATTTTATTAGGAGTTATAGTAGTCAAACAATAAGAGTTAATAAGTCTACACTTTTGCTTCTCTCTAGGAACCCATTGTCTATCAGCACAAGGAAAACAAGACACTTTGGGCTCTATAGGATAACAATTTTTATAAGTAGAACATCTCCAATCTGCTACAATAGGACCCATAAGTGCTATTGTAGGTTTATCAAAAGCACCTGCTACATGTAATACTCCAGTATCAACAGTTATAATATAATCTAAGGACCATACTAGCGAAAACATTTGTCTAAGAGTTAGTTTACCTCCTAAATTAACCGCATTATCAAACTGACGTGGATTTGCACTTATAATATAAGGAATATATTTGTGCTTACTTAGTAAAGTACATAGTTTTTGAGTATAAGTAGGTAAATAACTCCTGTGATCCCCGTTTGCTTGCCAACAAATACCTACATTTTGGCGTAATGGCTTTGAATATTTACTTAAAAAGTTAACTGCCCATGTCATTTCATCATGATCGAGTACTATAATAGGTTTTTTTATTACTAAATCTTTAGGAGCTAATCCAAAAAAATAAGCGGTTGAAAATATACGGTGTTGTTGATTAAAAGGGGCTCTATAGTCACTAAGTTTATGAGTTAAGGATATGTAATAACCAAATTCAGAGGTTGATATGATATGCTTATTAGAATATACTTTTTTAACAAAGTCAAGATTTTTAAAGATAGGTACAAAATGAGGATGAACTAGATAGTGAACTTCGTGTCCTTGTTCTGCTAGAGTCTTTGCAGAAGGGAGAGACATCAATACATCTCCTAAACCATCAAACGTCTCAATTAAAACTTTTGTAAGCCTTGCATTATTTACTACTTTATCTATAGGTTTAATTTGCTTTAAATCTTCAATAGACTGTATTAGAGGTACACGAAACATACCTCTAGAAGAAACTATATTAGCGTAGCGTTTACCATCTTCAGTACCATTATGAAATACTCCTTTAAATTGAGTAATATCTTTAAATAATAAATGAGTAAACCACTCAAAACCAGTTACAACATATACAATATGATCGTCTACTATATAATGATTAGGTAAAGTATCGCATACATAGATAATACCTAGATTTCTTTTAATGGCGGTCTTTATTAACTTAATAGGATAAACTTTATTATAGTGATGAAAACAAAAACCTAATATTAAAGGGTTACCTTCGGGTTCAAAAATAGCAGAGCCTTCACCCCTATATACTCCTTTATTTTTGGATTTATAAATGATTTGTAAATCTTGAGGATTTTTATTGTTTAAGAGAACCATAACACTCCTTCTACTATTTAGGTAAGCCCCTGTAGGAATACCATGTAGTGATACACCTACAGGGGATATATTCTAAAACTAGCTAGCCTTGTGGATAAGCACAATACCTTCAAACTTATCAGCTGTATTGATCAACTGAGGTTTGAAGTCTATCTGCTCAGCCATAATTATACGACTAGTAAATTTCTCAACTATCTCGTCAGTTTTTACCCATACTGCTTTTCTCTCACCAACAAGAAATGCGTCTTTACGAACAAGAATAGCGGCTTCACCATTTTCAACATCATCAAGAATAGATGTCTCAATAACTTTAACTCCTAATATCGGAGGTAAAGTCCCTGTCTTAAGTACATCAGAACCAGGCATGAAATTCACATTATAAATCTTCTCGTTCTTTCTTAGTTTATTACCAAATGTGTAAGAGCAGAAAAGCACGAGATCACGCGCACTCCTACCATATACACCAAGAGCTTTTTTAGCATCAGCTAACTTCTCAATAAGATCATCAGAAGCTCCGTATGTTATAGGCGAAGTAGCACAAGTAGATCCTTTAGCTACGGTATAAATCCCATTAAAAATATTAGCATATCCACCACTTGAAGAGTTATAAACTCCGGTGAACATCGCTTTCTCTTCTGCTTCAGCTAACTTAGTAGTCAGAGCTTTTCTGATAAATCTGGCTAAGTTAGGAATAGAAGTTTCAAGATCATCCTCAATTATATCTACGTAGGTTACTAAGAGACGAGGAATCAACACTATGGATTTTGTAGCGTAAGTGGTTTCATTACCACTAGTAGCATCCTCACCATAGTCGATTACTCTAACATTATTAGTATCCCCGTATACTATAGCGGGAACAGTTAAATTCCTGGCCTCTTTAGGAATAGTAATACGAGGAAAGAATCTCCTTAAAACATTAGCTTCAATTAACTCTTCAATAACCTTAGCAGCTACGGGCTTTAACAAAGTATTGGCTCCTGTATTATCAGGAAGCTGGCCTAAATCATCGGCTTTAATCAGATCCATCAATTCCTTAAGTTTCTTATCCATTAGTAGCACCTCCTTTCTATATCACTTAAATTAACTTCTCTTTAAAGATTTTGTAATAACTTTTCCAAATAACTGATCTAAAACTTCTTCTTCGTCTAGCTGAACTTCAGGTTGCTTGTCTTCTTTTTTATCCTCTTTAGCTTCTTTAATCACAGTCTTTTTCTCATCAACTACTTCAACTGTTTTAACTTTTTCTTTCAGCGTTTCCTTAATTTCCTTAATATCCTTAGCAATATCAGCGATTTCTTTACCTAATTTATCAAGCATCTCTTTGATTCCCTTACCATAGTAGTAATAGTAAGGTTTCTTAGCTTTTTCTTCAGTTTCCTCAGTCTCTTCAGTTTCTTTCTCAAGTAAATCTTTGATTTCGTCTTCACTAACTTCTGTAGAAGTTTCAGTTTCCTTTTTCTCTTCGGTTTGTTCTTCTTTAGTTTCCTCTTTTACTTCTTCTTTTTTCTCTTCGGTTTCCTCAGTTTTTGTCTCAATAACCTCGTTCTTTTCCTCAAGAGCCTCTTCTTTTTTGAGCTCTTTCTCTTTTTCTTTCATGGATTCACCTCCTTCCTGTGACTTATATATCTCATGAAGTGCTTTTGTAAAGGTTCCTACTACTTGGGCGTTAGGGTTAGCGGGAACTCCTACAAAACTTACTTCGTATAATTCCAAATCATCTATCACAGTAATATAATCAAATGGTACGTCATCCTTTATTAAACCTTCTTCTTTAGCTTGAGTTTTAGGTACTTTTCTATCGTTTCTAACAGCACCTCCAATAGAAAATTTACTTATAATACCTTCATTAATTTTAACTCGCAGCTCTTTAGCCCATGAGGACACAAATATCTTAACTCTTAAACCATTTTCATCTGCCTGAGCTTCAACTATCTTACCCACTGCGTTATTTAAATCATATAAATGACCGTAAAATACAGTATTATTAATCTCTACCAACTCTTTAGCACTCTTCTCTAATGCTTCACGGGTAATTATCTCACCTTGTCTATCAAGATCATAGGTCGAGGCATATCCTTCAACATAAAAATCCTTATCAATATCACCTTCTTTCTTAACAATGTCTACACTAAAACGAAATGATTTTTTAGTTTTAATCATATCATCCATATAAACCTCCTTTAAATTGAAAAATCTATTTGTGTCAATAAATATTACTATTTATTAGAAATTTATAGAACACCCCGTAAAGACGTTCAACATCTGTGTCAAATTGTTTATTTCTTTCACGTTCTCTTTCGTACTTATCTTGATGCCTAGGCTTATAACATAACCATATTCTTTTACCTCCAACAGGAGCCCACATAAAAATGATCCATCCGTTAAGTTTACCTCCTTTAAACTTAAACAACTTAAAATGTTTACCATGAGGTGAAGTTTGTCTACCTGCGTACCAAGAACCTATATCATGTCTCCAAAAACATGCGTACTCTTTAGAGGTGCTTCCTATGGAATTAGGAGGTACTATAAGAGGTTTTCCTGCGCCTACACTTAACCAGCTTGCGGGTCCTCTTACAACTGGTTCTTTAGTAGATGCAGATTCTCCTACATGAGGCTGTTTTAACATAAATTGTAAATAAATGTGATCTTCAATTTTTAGTAACTTATTCTCTTTGAACTGGTTACCTGGAGTAGTCCAGTGACCTCCTTCAAAATAATCCTTTCCTGAAGGTACTAATCTAAGATCCTGATGTATTGAAACTGGGTCCAATCTTGCCACAACACTTTTCATTTTAGGGGAAAGTTGTTTAAACTTATCACTTCTAAGTAATGTAGAAATTAGTTTGGTAAGTTCTTTACTTGACTCATTTTTTGCAGCAGCTTTAGCGATAGCTCTCTTCCAATCGCCTGGAACTATACTTTCTAATACAGACAATTCTTTATCTGTAGGTACAAAATAAGCAGGATTCAGTCCATAAGCTTTCAGATCAGTAGTCTGTAGATAATCAACTAGTTCGGGACGAATACCTCGAGAGTGACATTGTATCGCGTATCTTCCGGTCATGCCCTCTTCAATAGTCCACTGACCAGTCTTAGGGGTTTCCTTAATAATAAAAAACTCATAAAAAGACGAGGCTTTAGAAACACTCATTCTGTCAATTACTAAGTAACTATCTGGTTCTTTTTTATCAGGTTTTAGTGTAATCACTCTCGCCTGAAACAAAGTATATTTAGTTTTATCGCCTACTACTTCCTTTTTATATTCAGTAGCTGCGATGTTTAGGATCTGTCCTACAGAACCATTAATTTTCGTGTTAAAAGTTTTTCCTAACACTCCATAATATTTACCATTTAGTTCTATAACAGGAGTAAACTTGTCTACTTTATCCTGCGGAATGCTATAACCTACTTTATAGTTATAAGCTCCTTGACCTGCAGAAAATTTCTCTAATATAATTGTATCTACTTCATATGAATATTTAAGTTTTATCCATGAATTAGTTTTACCTGTAAGAGGATAGTTTCCTGAATAAGATTTACCCATCAAACCATCTATTCCATTTTTACCATAAAGATGATATGCGCCTGGTTTATTTTTAAGGCTATTGAACTTACTTATAAGTTGTTGTTTAGAAGTAATATCAAATCCAGGAGCTAATATAAAATGCTTCTTAAATTTCTTAGACACTTCAAGTAGTACCTTACGTCTCTCACTAAAAGGAAGATTATGTAAATCCTTACCATTATAATACAAAATATCAAAAACGAATACTCTAACGTTTTCATCAGATCCAGGGTGTTTTGACTGAGACCATTTCATCAAATCGTGACGTGATTTCCATTTACCATCTTCTCCTTTTTCCATAAGCTCACCATCGAGTATAATACCTGACGAATGAAGACTATTTAATTCAGAAACTAACCTGCTAAAATGATCGGATCTATTCGTTTTACTATCCTCAAAATAAATTAAAGTGTCTTTATTTTCTTTTGCCTGTAAAATACAATTATGATAGGTAACTCCGGGTCCTACAAAAGAATGTGGGGTATCTAATACTAAATCATATAATTTAGTCACTTTATATTTTAGCGCATGTAGTGATTGATCGGAATATTGTAACTTACGTACAGATTTAACTTGATAATACACTCCTTTATCTGATTTTTTAATATGACGTGTTATTAGGGATATACGATAATATATGAATCTCTTACCATCACGTTGTACTTTCCATTTTTTACAACTTGCAGGTGTCTTTCGCGCTAAAAGCAGTTGATACAAGCGTGAAGCGATTGCTCGAGATTCAGTAGATATAGGTAACTGCCTTTTTGTACCGTCTGCTTCGGCATATCCAGTTAAAAAAGCTTCGAAACTTTCATTATCTAGGTGAACTAACCATAAAGGTATAGTCTTATGATAATAACTTTTTGATTTCTGTATACTATTATATTTAGTTTTAAAATGCTGAGTTAACCACTTCAATAAAGGCTCATCGAGACAATATACGCTAGTTATAGAGCTCCACTTTGAAATATGAGGTTTTGCTTTAATCACTTCTTTAATAATTCGTGTATATTCCCGAATTAGGTCTTGATCTTTATTACCTTTTGCAAGAGCTACTGAATGTGTATAATGTTTGTTACCTGTTACATAGTTACCCATACCATCTCCAACCCAGTGACCTACAAATCTCCAAAACTCAGGGGTCAACTTTATTTTTTTAGTATAACCTACATCTCTCCAGGTTAATTTCAATTCTTTATCCTTCAAAAATTCTGGTATAGGTACTTCTATTTTAGGGTACGGTACAAATATATAATCGTTAGATTTTAGCTGATCTGCTCTTATCCATCCTCTATTAGTTAGAAGTAAATGATCTTGAGTAACTTTAAATGAAATACCTCCAAAAACTTTAATTTCATATATTTCATCTCTGTCCTTATCAAAGTATCTAGATAAAACTTTCTTAACCGGTTGGTAAGTTCCATCACCTGTCAGTACTAAATCACCTTCCTTAATATGTTGAACTTTAGTAAGCTTATCAATAGTGATTATTTCATCTTCGCCGTGAAGACAGCGCCAACCATCAATTTTATATTCAAATCTAACTTTACCATGTTGAGATACTTCATATTTTCCAAAAAAGTTCCAAGCGTCTTCAGGATTAAAATATTCTAATTCATGATAAGCGGATCCAGTAGCTTTAAGTGGGGGAAACTTAGAAAATGGAGCTAAAGTAGCACTTTTTCCTATACCTGGACGAGAGGCCCTTCGCATCTCTCCACCACATCTAGGGCACTTAATTTCTCTACAATGCTTTGAACTTTCCATAATAAAACCGCAGTCTAAACATTCACAAACAAACGATTTAAAGCTTATAACAAATTTACCATCATAATACTTAGAATTGGCAGGGCGAATCATTACTTTACTATACTTATGTCGTAAGCTCTTTAAAAATGATAACAGTGATTTCTTGTTAACAAACCAACGTAAAGGTAGATATTTGGGCTCAGATTTATCAAGCCACTTCTTATGTAAAAAGAAAATACGATTTGCTAAAATCTCATTAAATAAATTATCTCTTCCAATTGCTAGTAAATCGGTAATGATTTCTTTATTATCAGTTATTATGTGCTCATATATTATCCTACTTTCTTTATCTACTACTATTTCTGCTTTACCATTAATAACAGGTTCTACTATATACATCTCATGAGATAAATCAAGTTTACTAATAATTTTACTTAAATTATATTGTTTAGTATAATCAGGAAGAAGTCTATTTAAAATTATTAAATTCTTTTTCTTTTTTAATATAAGATCGTATACATTTACTACATCTCCATGACTAACGATATCCCCAATAAAATGTGGATTGTATTTTTCGATAAATTGGTGTAAGATCTTTTCAAGAGCATGAGGAGCTATAACATCTAAATCGTTAGGATTACTATCTTTTAGAGAAGATCCTACAAATTTAACTATATTACTTTTAATTACGATTTCATCTTTTAACTCGTTCCAAATCTCAAAAGCTTTAATTTCTCTACCTAAAATACGATATGTTTTTCTATCTAAATCGTTAACAATATGATGATTCATCTTACGTCTAAAGAACTCTTTTACAATTATAACGTGAGCTTTTAATACTAGTTTGGATTTCTTAATCCCCCATAACTGATGGCATCTTAGATGAACCATAGCTAACTCTTTATTATCTATATTACGAATAATACTTGGATTTTTTACTATATCAGTAAGCGCGGGTTTTAAAATAAGACGTTCGTCTACAGGTAAAATTTTATTAAGGTCAATTCTAAATTTTTCTCCTTCACGTAAAGCTCTACATTCTACGACTTTACACTCTGGATTTTTTTCTTTATATTCTTTGAGCTTCTGCTTTAAAATAGCATTAGCTTTATCAAAAGAAGGCCATTGATTACCCATACCAATAAAATAGGTATACTTGTTATTGAGACTTAGAATATAAGACAAGTATTCTAATACTGCTATATGATTATTTAAAGCAATTTGATTATCCCAATAAGCTCCATCAAAAATTGCTAGTATTTGATTTGACATATATTTGATCTCATATTCATCAAAAATAGGTCCCATATCTGAAGAATAAAAGAACACATTTTCAAAGTTATAAGCAAAAGTAGGATAATGTTTATCATGAAATACTTTAATCGGTTTTACTGTTATTCCATTTATATTGTATTTTTTTCTAGATGATAACACATTAAAGTTATAATTACTAAGGTGGTTCTTTTTCCATTTATGTTTAATTATGGAAATAGTCTGATCATTAGCATATACCTCTACAAACTTATCATGTTCATCTAAAAATTTATTTAATAGGGCTATACCTCCTATAGCGTCCTGATGCCCGTGAGTTAACAGTACAGAATCAATATTTAGAATTTCCTCTTTAGATAATTTATCAAATATGTCTTTTCCTACATCAATCAAAATTGTTCCTTTAGCTGTTGTTATTAAACAAGATGGTTTATATTTTCCTAAATATGGTTTAGGTTGTTTTGTAGTTTCAGCTCCTGTACCTAATACTTTAATAATCATAGTAATAATACTCCCGTTAGACTATCAACACCATAAATGATTAAATCAACAACTAATAGCTCTTTATCAAAAAATTTAACAGTTCCTAAACCTCTCCAACTTACAAAACTTCCTACTAAAATAATAGAAATACTACCTATAATATAGATTATCCATTTTCCGCTTAATATTGCTAAAACTAAAAGCGATAAACATTTTAATAGAGAAATAAAACCTCTTGTTAATTCGTTACTACCTTTAAATAATTTTCTTAAAAACGAATCTTCTCCATACCCCAAACTATAACATCCTATTAAAGATAATACTAATAAAACCCATAAATTTTGGTATTTAAAATAAGCTAAAGAAGCAAGCATTAAAGGTATAAAAAATCTTCTTAAAAATTTTATACCTTGACCACCTATTGCTCCTGTAATAGCAGATATAATTGTTATAATTAAATGTTTAAGCTTTTTCATTTTTTAACTCTGTTCTATTTAACCCTTAACTTTTTATACAATATAAAATCTGGCAATTCCTCTACCATTCTTCGCTTTAACTGTATCTCATCCCTGCTTATTTTTATTTTTGCCCAATCGGGAGTTCTAATTGTTGCTAATACATCGCCTTTTAAATCTCCATACTCGTCTATCTCTATAATTTCTCTCGGCTCATACTTGGGTCTTGTATAATCATCTATAATACATTTTTCGTTTATTAAAGTAAGCAAGGTATTTTTTCTGTTGATTAAAGGTTTCAATTCAGTAAGGATAGAGTTATCCACAAGAACTATTTCGTGCTTTTTGGGGTCGTAAGAACCAAACGGATGAGGTATATCTATTTCGTCTCCACCTTGTCCATAACAGGGATGGTCGGGGGCTTGATAACTTGCTATTATTTGTTTAGTTTCTTTATCTACTAATAAAAATATCCAATGGTCTTTACCCGATGAAGTAATATAGCGTTGTTGGGCTTTAGCATATTGATAATATTGAGAACTGTATAATGTAATATATGTTCCATAAGGACGGTCGTTATACCCTTCTGTATAAGCCTTCCAACAATTATTGGAAGTATCATATTTGTTCCAACCCATAATAAATCCAAAATTAGCACCGGTAGTTATATCTATCCCTGTTTGTGGGTAAAACCCATATTGCCCACCAGGAAGAGTTAATACACTTTGTCCATTCTGGACGCTAACTTCACCAACAGATGTCTTTAATTTCGCTTGGCTGACAGAAGCAGAAGCAAGGTGGGAAGAACCAATCCCCCCTGTTTTCACCCTCAACTGATGATTACTTGTATCAACCTCTATTGTAGCGTTGTCAACCTTACTATCTAAATACCCTGCTGTTGAGTCACCGCTGTCTGCTTTTACTTTTTCATCTGAACTACTTGCTCCTGAAAACTTTTGCCAAGTAGTAGTATAATAATATAATTCATCTTCATCTTCAACAAAAACAAACATTCCTTCTAGAGGTTCAGTAAAATCCCATGAATTATTATTACTATTCCATTGTGCTATATCGTTCTCATGACCACTCCAGTCTCCAGTAGCACTTGAAGCGACAATATATCTATCACCTGCAGAAGGACTAGTTGGTGGGCTAGATAAATCCTTATCCTTTACGGATTTTTGCCATTCAAATTTATCTAAAATAGGTACTCTTTTTGTAGACATATCAATTATTCATTTTAAGATAAAAAAAACTTAAATACACCCTCTACACTCTTTTATTCAGTAATATCTATTATCCGCTATAAGTATCTGGATCCACAAACACTATTTCATCAGTAGATGCGTCATACTGAGCTCTAGTATCATAAGCTTTTTTACCCTGAGCTGCAGTTACTATGTTAGAACCATCATTTAATCTGTTAACTTGCCCACTAGTTAACTCAGATAGTTTTACTCTACCATAAGTAGAACCGTCACTAATATCATCTAAATCATCTGCGGATTTATCAAACACATTAGATGATGCTATACCCGCGTCTTGTAAATTTCCATTCGCATCTAAAGATGCTAAGTTACCTGATGTAGCTCCTGATACTTTATCGGCTTTATTATTTAAGAGATTATCAACTTCTGTCTCAGTGTAGTACCTATTATCTAGCTGACCACCATCTAATTGAGTTTGAGTATAATATCTAGCATCGCCTCGAGTTGTATTTAAATATTGAGGGTGGTCATCATCAGATAAACCTTGTAAGGCTCCGTGATCTAATGTAGATCCAAATTGTACCCATGATGTTCCATTAAACACGTATAAAGCGTCCTCATCTTCAACCCAGCAAGCAAAACCTTCATTAGGAGTTGTAAAATCCCATGAAGATCCATTCCATTCAGCAACATCGTTAGTGCGACCACTCCAATCACCTGTTGGAGAAGACCCTACTATATATCTATCACCAGTAGAAGGTGATGCTGGTGGAGTATTTAAGTCTTTATCGAGTACTGAGTCTTGCCAGTCTAATCCTTGAGCAACACTATCAACATAACTCTTAGTAGCTAAATGAGCATTAGCAGTAGGTGTTACGCCTGAAACTGGACTAGTGAATGCTACACTACCATCTTTAAGAATAACATCATCTTTCGCTATACCTGAATCTTGTAAATTTCCATTAGAATCCAAAGAAGCTAAATTATCGGTAGTTGCTCCACTAACTTTATCAGCCTTACTAGGAATAGTCGTATCTAATGCTGTTCTTAATTCAGATGCTGAAACTTGATTAGCTCCTCCTTGATCTAAGTAAGTATCTGTATTCTGGGAGTGTTTTTTATCAACCGCATCTTTAATATCAGCAACTGTTGCTGAATTAGTACCGTCAGATATCGATCCAGATAAAAAGAGATCCTTAAATCTATGATCATTTTGACCTAGATCAACGCTATTGTCTGAGCTCGGTCTAAGTAGAGAATCAATGTTGGTAGTACTAACTAAAGAAATGTCACCATCTGATTGAAGTTTAATGTAGGATCCTTGCCCAAAAGCCTCTAGTGATGCATAATTAGAATTAGTGTTAACTGTAAAGGTATTACCAGAACCATCGTCTATTTTCAAGGAGCCTGTAGTAGTAAAGTTACCATCAACCTTAAAGTCATTACCAAAACCAAATGAACCATCGTATTCATCAAAAAACAAAATAAGATTATCATAATCCTCAAGATTTATAGCCCATTTCTTAACATCACCTGCATCGGTGTCTTTTCTGATAGATAAAAATTTACCATTTTTATCGGTAAACTTCAACTCAGGATTAGTACCATCAACAATCTCTAAAGTGCTAGATGCTCCGTTATCAACTTTCTCAGCTTTATCGACAATACCATCATCGTCAGTATCATATACTGATTTGAGCATGTCTCCGGTCCCAGTACCTTCTCCATAAGGTTTAATCCAGTTAGATCCATCAAAAGCGTAAATATCATTCTCATCTTTAATATAGACTAAATACCCTTCGGAAGGTGTAGTAAAACTCCATGAGGAACCTCCCCACTCTGCTATATCGTTATCATGCCCAGACCAAGCTCCTGTAGCTCCTGATGCGACGATATATCTATCTCCTGTACTTGGTGACGATGGTGGAGTAGTTAGATCTTTATCAAGAACCGGGGCTTGAAGACCTCTCTCATTCAACATTGATATAACCTTCGAAGTAGTTGGAACTCGTTTTACTGCCATTTTATTTCACCTCCTTTCTTTTTAAAGTTGATTAACTTCAAATTCATCTGTATTAGGATCATATTTTAAAACTTGTTTATTAATCCAAACTTGATTAGCTGCATCATAAATGAGCATATCGTTATTTTGTTTTGAACTAATATTAGTATCACTTAAACCATCTAAAGTAGAACTTCCGCAAGAGCCGATACCTTGAATAGTTACATTAATAGGTTGAGCTTGTGTTAATGTTACATATATATTATCCATATTACACTCTCTTAGTTATATCGGGCCTCACTATAAAATTGCCTTCTAAAGGAGTATAAATTTCACCCGTGTTAGTTTTAACTTGAACGTCATAATAATAATTACCTGGATCAATAGAAGTATCGGAGCTGCTTAAAGTTATTACTGTTTTTCCATTAGTAGGATCAGAATGAGTTGTTACGTCTTTCTTAATCTTAGCATCATTATCCTCATCATCAATTTTAGCTTTAACGGTAAAATAAATAGTCCAACCTGTAATATCAACTGCACTACCATTTTCATCCGTAAAAGTTAAAGGTAATGGGGTAGTATCTCCTCTTTTTACTGTTATATTACGTGGGTCGCCCATAAAGCTCCTTTTATTTTCCCCACTTCAAAAAGCAAAACATTATAACTACTAAAGCAAAATACAAAATATTTAATATTCTATCAATCTTATGATTATGAAGATGATTCGTAAAGTGGGTTTCTAAGTTAGTAATTCTACTTGTTAGTTTACCTATTTTCTCACCTAAATCAAATAAACTTATATCTTTACTATTTCTCTTCATTAGAACTCTCCTTATATCCAGGTGGAATTCTTGTATTAGTATCTATATTATTAAATTCCTTATTATAATCACTTTTAACTAAACTATAGAGTTCTTCTAAGATCTCAACAATTTCAATAATTTTATATGATGCTTTTACAATTAATTTACGATGTTCTTTATATGGAGAGTATAATCTCCATAATATTCTTTGGAGCTTCTCAGCTCTATCTAATTGACGTTGAATGCGTTTAGGAGTTAGATACATCGTCTTATATTGAAAACATTAAAGAACTATCTAAAATTAGTGAGTTTATCGAGATTTTCAACGCTTTCTTGTTCCTGTTTAAGTGGAATCCCCCGTAGCAATGAAAATTTTTCTGCCAATTGCCCCCAAAACGAAGACATATTAAAATGTAATCGCACTTTACGAGTTAAAGGACTCTCTTGTATCAAGTGTCTTACTTTAGAATTGTCACGTAACCAGTACCATCCAGTATTAGTCATGATACAAACTGTTAATGCATCAAAAGAATTAACACCTAACTTATATAACTCTATAATTCTCTGAGGGTTACCTATACCAAAACCATGAACAAATTTGAATTTGAACTCACTTTTGTATTCCTTAAACTTACTATTATTAGTTACATAAGAAACAATCTCTTTTTGCTGAGTTAATCCAGTAGTAGCTAGCCCTCCAAATGCTATAGCTACGTTGGGTAAATTAAATATCCCTAGTTCTTCTAATCTATAGAAGGACTCTAGATATTCTTCTTTTGTAGTACCTTGTAAAGGAAATACCTTTATAGTATTAAACGAAGGTTTCCAATCTCTAAACTTTATTGCATTTTGTATAGTTATATCTAGTAATTCTTCTTTCGATTTATTCCACGTGTTATATACAAAAGGGTACATAGGTACGTCTAAACTTACACATGCAAAAGGCTTTACGAACTCATAAAATTCAAATAGTTCTTTAGTCTTACTAAAGAAGTTCCAATCTTTACGTCTTGCTGCAGGCATAACCCCACTATCTACAAATATACGATTTAAGTAACTTTTTTCTAGTAGTATCATAGATAATCTCTTAGAAACACTCTTATCATACATAAAGTTATATGCTGATAGTAATATATTTTTAACGGGTAAAAACGGAAGGTCATTTACATCAATTACAAAATCTATAATAAAGTAAAAACTAAAGTCAGCGGGGAATACTTCACTATATATGTCAAATCTTCCTGCTTTTCCTTTATGTTCATATATATTAATATCTTCGGGCTTTAGCCCAACCCGCTTCGACATAACGTATATCTCTTTTATCTTTTCTACGTAAGCGCGTACTTTGTTTCGAGGTAGTGTACCTTTTTCAAGTTTCTCGAGTAATTTGAGCTTCTCCTCCACGTTAGGTAGTTGCTTTATCCACACGTACGCTGCTAGTGTAAGAGTACCATTATCTATATATTTTAGTACTCTAGGATCCTCGTCTAGTATAGACATAATATTAGATATATTAGACATTGATTTGGACGTAACCTTACTAAGTTCTTTAAGGGAATAATCGAAACGTTCTCTTAGATACTTATACCCTTTAGCTTCTTCTAATAGGGATAAATTCTCACGTTGAATATTTTCTAATAAGGTCAGTTCATAAGCGGTTTGATCATCACACTCTATTACTCTAGCTTTTATTTTATCCTTATTTAATAATAAATGAGCTCTATACCTTCTTTCACCTGCTATAATAATATAAGAATTATCTACTTTACGTACTACTATAGGTTGTAATAATCCATTATTCTTAATATTGCTAGCTAATTCTAATAATTTATTTTGATCAAATATATAACGAGGTTGATGAGGATTTCTTTTAATAGCAGATAAATATATATCTATAACTCCTAAATCTTTAATATTACCTTTCATTTATATTGAAAACTTTTATTATAATATAAAATTTAT